GGAGTTCAGACGTGTGCTCTTCCGATCTTCAATGATCAGCAAACTCGCACGGCCGCCACGGGCAGTATCTGCGGCGGTCACAACCTCAATCACGCTATCATTGCGGAAGGTTATCTTCGCCACACTCTGGTTTATCGTTATATCTTTTATCTCACTGCGCAGTAATGGGCTTCGCGGCACCAACTCCTGCTCAATCTTTTTCAGTACCAAGCTGCCCTGGTTTCGCGTTTTGCTCGCAATCACAATCAAGCTGCCTGGGTACAAGATCGCTTTCCAACAGCAGAAAATTGCACATAGGAACGTCTTGCCTAGCAATAATGTTATCCTACCGGCTTTTTATCCGGTAGTTCTTATGGTTTCCCATAAGTTCAGCATACATTTTCACCCTCTAAGGGTGCCGGGCACTCGTGGGCGGATTATATTCTGTCAGTAACAGGTTCACTGCCTATGCGTTACAATACCTCCTTCTATTAAAAAGGTAGGTTATCTCGGTATTAGCATTTTACAGCCTCTACCGATTTTGTCCGGTTCTCTCAAGCTGGTTTCCCAACCTGGGGGCCTAGTGTTGACCACGCGCCGCTATAAAACAAAAATTTGTGCATAGCGCCATGCAATAAATCAAAATCTGTTGGAACATCTTCAGGTTTACGTTCAAATAATCCTTGCAAAACCTCTGCGGGTTCGCCCGGTAAAAGCTGGCCCACAGCGCCACGGCATTCATGATCCGGCTTGTCTTATCTTCCGTAACCTCTCTTGCAGTTTTCTTCACCATTTAACGCACCACCTCACTCACCAGGGGTGCCAAAAATGGCGTTGCGGATGCTCTCGTTCTCTTCCTCTTCTCCGCCGGTGTATTCAGGTCGGTGCGCCGTATAAGGTGCCATGCCTTCCTCGTATTCTTTCTGCCACGGGTTCTTGATCTTGAACAGTTCCATCATTGGCCCTGTCACCCAAGTACGGAAATATTTACCAATCCCATCCACGTCCCGCCATTCGGGCGCAGCTTCCGGGATCGGCTTTTTATCTTCCCACTTTTTAATCAAGGTGCCAAAGGTATTTGCCTCTGCCAGCGCATTATCGTTCGTCTGGTTCGGCTTAATATTGGCGCTACCCAGCAGGTTCTGCAAAGTATCGCTGGCCTCTTTTACCTTCTTGGTGTCACCCGTCTGGTATGCCTTGGTCAGCATAATCTGCGCCATACTGATCGCTTTGAACAATTCTTCCTGCGCCTTGGTGGAGCACTCATACCGGGTAATCCAGTCCTTGTATTCATTGTCCAGCCGCACATACTCGGCCTCGTTGAACCCTGGCCCCCAAAACCCAACCATGCGCTGGCTTACCTTGCCGCCGTTTGGTCGTGTCTCGCTGATATCACTTACATCATTGATCACCCGCCCGTTGATTTCTTCCAGGTAGGTATCAAAGGTTTTGCCATGGTTCTGGGTCATGTTGCAATGCCTGATCCAAGCTGTCATCCGGCTTGTGTTCGGGGCGTGCTTTGCCGTGCTTTTCAGCAGGCCCTCGCTGTAATAAATGTCAAACAGCATGCACACCCGCTTCATGGCCTCATCCTCGTTGCCCAGCGCCTGGGTATAATGGTCAACCAGCTTGTCCATGCAGCTTTTGCATACCGGGAAGTAATGGTTGTTCCCTCGCCACAGCTCGCTTTGCGCAGGGGAAAAATTATCCTTCTGGTGCATGAACCGCTTGCCGCAACAGGCACAAACAAAATACGCAGGCCCATCGTCCTCTGCCATCATGCGGCGGATCTTGGCCTGCGCTTCTGCGTTTTCTCGTAAAATTGTAGCTTTATTTTTAGAGCCTTTCGGTCTTCCGGCCATGTTCAGTCACCCGCCTTATCGGCGCGGTTCCCGTTCTCATCATAATCACGGAAGTTGTTCCGGCACTCGTTCCAAAACTCCACCACATCCATCAATTTCTGGCTGCGCTTAAACACACAGTAGCTTGTCTGGGTAATGGGGTTCATCTGCCGGCTCTCATAGCTCAAACCAAACGCCTTCAAAAAATTCGTAAGCCGCGCCGAATAACTGCAAAAGTATTCGGGCTGCTTCTTCTCATACTCACCCACTCTAAACCATCCCCTCTCATCAAAAAAAATCCCACGCTCTAATCCAGCGTAATATCGTAACAGCAGTCCACGCCGTAAGCATTCACCACCAGCACGTTCTGCTCCGGTTTATTTCGCAATCTCTTATCCATGCAGTAGCTGTCCGCGCCATCCACACAGCCGCTTTCGTATACTTTCGTATCGTATACAGTCGTCAGGGCATTGGTGTGGCGGTGTCCCATCAGCACAATGTCAGGCTTATCACCTGTCATCATAGTCAAGGTTTGTACCACGCTGCCCGGTGTGTCTTTGTCACCATGCACTGCATACACCAGTCGGCCGCGTACCATAAAGTCCGCGATCGTCTCGTCAATCGTATTCTGGTAGGTTTCTACATTGCCCAGTGCCACGCAGCGTGCGTCCACAATATAAGTCACAAGCTTGTCCAGGTATTCACCGTGCTGGTTATCCTCCTTGGCGGGGAACACCCGGCTATGGTTGCCCGGCACACTATAAATGTATACATGTTCGAACATGCGGCTCAGTTCAGCCACAAACCAACTCACGGCTTCCCCAGCGCTAATTACCTGGTCCACTACATTCTCGTTGTTTTCCAACCGGTTGTTTAGGTGGATCTCACCGTTTACCAGGTCGCCGCCCAGCACCAAAAAACAGTTCTGGCCATTGTGGCGCTGCTGGATCACATATACCTTTTCCGCATAGCGCTTCAACCGGGCACGCAGCACCTGTTGGTCAAAGCTGTTGTAAAGGTTCTCAATCTTAACTCCCGCATGCAGGTCGGTCAGGTGAACAATCAGGTCGGTCGTCAGTGCTTCTGTACTAACTACCCCAATGTGTTCAAAAGTCTCCGGCTTATAAGCGCTGAACCGCCGTTCAATCAGCTCTCGCATGCTCTCTCCACGGGCTTGTACCCGCATCAGGCGGCTCACTTCATTGCGCTCGTCCCGTAGCTTAACCTTTTCTTTCTCCAGCTCGCGGCGCTGCTCTTTAATCTCGCCCAAAATCTGCTGGGCGTCACTCAAGTTGGTTTCACTGGCGTGCGCCAGCATGCTGAACGCCTTCCAGTTCTTGCGGTATACGCACTCATCCTTGTCTTGGCCCAGCTCTTTATTGATTACATCCGCCACATCGTCCCAGGTGCCAATCTGGTCCTTGGCAGCACAAATGCGGTAGATGTATTCATTGTCAGTTTCCTTGGCAAGCTTGTGCAGTTCAAGCATTCACGTCACCCCGTGTATTCACAATTCCGGTGCGGCGCTGGTCACGCTCCATCTCAGCCAAAGCTTCCTGCGCAAAATAGTTGTTGGGCAAAGCCTGCAGCACATACGGCAGCTCGTCCACCATCGTCTTGTTCACGGTCGTAACCATATGCACACCGGGGAACTTCTTGCGCAACATTTTTGCTTCTTCCTTAGAAATAACAATCATCTTCAAAAATCTCCTTATAAAAAAATAATCTGAGAATAAAAGAACCCCCGGCCATAATGGTCAGGGGCACTCTACCCTCTATAATCATATATAGGGGGTTTTCAGCTTCAAGCGTTACAAGGTATTATTTTTGTTTCTGTAGCGGATCACGCGGGCCAACGTCTTGGCGTTTTTCTCCAATTCCGCGCAGGTCTTGCAGTAGTGTGCCTTGGCATTCCACGCGATCTCTTCCCCACACTTTTCGCAGTACCGGTTGTCAAACAGCCCAATCTCTGCGCACAATTTATCCATATCCAACCGGTTGTTCTCTGCCGTCACATCCCAGCAGTAAACACCTTCGCTTTTGTGATCATAAAACGGGTACTCATACAAACAGCCAATCCGCCCCGGACCCGGCTTGCAAGTAATTCGGTTCAATATTCCGCACTTATCACTCAGCACATCCAGCTCCACCGGCGCTTCATAACCGTCCCACCAGTTCACGCCATCAATATGTATCGCTGTCACATCTCGCCCAAAGCAAGAGCAGAACTGTTTGATCCTGTATCGGTTCATCAGATCCAGCGTGTCACTACCATTCAGCCGGCACATAACAATCACGCCAAGCAAAACCTTCACCTGTCGCTGCGTCAGCCCATAAGTACGGATCGCCAGCCGGATGTAAGTCAGGTCGCTCTCATAAAGGTAGATCTTGTCAACCTGCCGCAGTCCACACTTCTTCAGCTGTTTTTTCTTGTACTGCTGGATTAGGTCCAACCGGTCATACTGCCTTATGTACTTAGGGTCTGTATGGGCCAGCTGCATATCTGCACAAAAATCTGGCTCATACCCACTCTGCGCCAACAGCCGCCGTAACAGCCGCGGGCTTTCATTGTAATCGTCAAAGTTATCCAGCAGCATCTTTTCATTGCAATAATAGCTGTAATACATTACCCCTCTCCTCCTTCAATCGGTTCAATGTTCAGTTCGTTGCCAACCGGCACCAGGGCATAACGCTTACCCAGGTACTCGTATTCACCGTCATCGCACAGCTGCGGCAAGCAAATGTTCACCTGCTGGATGTTCTCCACAATGCCGGTGCCGGCCACCACCCACATAAACTTCTTGCTGCGGCGGGGGTATTTCTGGTAGCAAAGCATCACGGCAATGTTGGCCAGTTCTTTGGGGTCAAGGCAAATCTCTGCACACCGGGCACGGAACTTGTTATAGTACAGCTGCCAGTCAACCTCAAAGTTGGCGGCAAACTCCTTTGTAACACCCTCAGCCTCCAGCTCATCTTTGAACCGGTCAAAGTAACGGCAATGGTGTTCAGTTTCTGCCAGCTCGGCTACCGTCTTATTAAACTCAAAGTAGATTTTTTCAATCGCATCAAAATGCTCCTGGCTAAATCCCACCTCCGCGTCAATCATAATTGTGTAATCAAACCCGTCACTCCTTTTGTGGCGCAGCCCGTCCGCCCACTTTTCAATAACCCAACACATCTTGTTCATGTTGCTGTGGGCGCAGCTCAGGCGCTTCATCCGCTTGTAATACGGGCTTGCATATTTCATAAAATACGGCAAAGGTCTGCCATACTTGGCAATCTGCCGCGGCACCGGGTATAACACACCGGTTTTGGCGAAGTCAATAGCTTTACCGTTGGTTATGGAGAGCAGATCAACATACCGGGCGTATGTCTCTTTCTGCTTCTCGGTTTTTGGTGTTTTGTTGTGGTAGCAGCTCGCGTAATTGGAAATCTCACCAATCAAACTCTTCAAGCTGCGCATAATGCACGCCGTGCGGTTCTGGATCGTGTCCTTCTCCGCCAGCGCAGTTACTTTATCTTCAATGTCAATTACAATTTTTGCGTTCCTGTCCACACCCTTCATCATCAAAGGGCTATTTAATACTAGGACCAAATCCCCGTCGTACACACCTACGTCATTTTTTGCAGGTGTAGACTATATCTTCTACCGGTCTCCCGGCAGCGGTGCGCTCCAAACTGCGTGTCAATAGCAGCCTTGCTCTGGTACACTCATCCCAGATAGTCGTTGCAGCTCGTGTGTTAGCTATTATTCTTTCCAGGTATATCCTTTTACAATGTTATCCATCGTGCTTCGAGACATATGGTATTTAGCAGCAAGTGCTGGGATGTCAGGCGTCATAGTATATTCTTTCCGAATAGCCCTTACCGTTTCCCAGTTTGTTTTAGCCCTGCCATTATCTTCACCAGCATGGCGTTTATAATGCCCTTGCCTACTAGAGTGCTCAACATTCGCTTGGTGTGTTGTCCACTCTAAATTCGATGCAACATTATTCGCCCTGTTAAAATCTATATGATTCACTTCAGGATAACCATTAGGGTTTGGCACAAACTGTTCAGCAACAATACGGTGAACCTTAACCCTTGAATGTCTATTCGTCAAAGTGCCTAGAGTTACTTCCATGTAGCCATCGTGGTTCACACGCTGCTTCAATTCACCGCGTTCTGGACCAATAATTGTTCCGTCATTATATATAAGGTAATCAAGACCATAATAATTGGCTCTCTTATATTCTCTTTCCATCTTTCCACCTCCTTTTTTATAAAAAATCACACAAGCCACAGGATTCTCCTGCCGTCTCTCAGGCAGGCATTCCCTGTTAGCAGCCCATATGGGCCACACCCCTGACGAGGGGTTCACACCGTTCCAAATGCTGTGTTACCACAGCCCCGGACCATCATTCGATCCGCGCCATTTAATCTCTGCGGGGTAATACTCTTGCAATTAACAATCAACGTGTTCACCAACTGGCCGCAATATTTTTCCAGCAGCGGGTTGGTCACGCCCTTCAGGATTACATGCTCGCTCTTGCAAATGTGTGGGTTGCGTTCAATCAGCCGTTCGCCAAGCGTTGTTCCTGTTCTGTCAAAACTGTAAAACTCATCCGCCTCCAGCGCTCCCTTCAAGGGTAGGCCGGCAATGTGTTCCATCAGCATAATCAGGTCAGGCACTAAGAACTTAAAGCTTCCGCGTAGCCACAACTTGCCGCACTTCATGTCGTCCTTATATTTTCCAAGCAGGTTGGTTATGTACTTTCGCACCCCCTCCTCTTTCAGCATCTCCGGGTTCTTCAAAATCGCCGCGCAATAATTATTCAGCGGTTTGTACCGATCAGCCAGCATGCCCAAAAAGCAGTAGGTGTATACCGGGTCACCGTTCTCAATCTTTTCAACCCAATCAATGCTGTAATCTGCCAGGTGCTCAAACTCGTCCACCGGCAAATCCAGGTCCTGCAAAATCTGGTAGTTGCCGCGGGTGTATAGCGGTTCTGTGTCAATATCAAACTGCCACTTTGCAATGCCAATGCAGTGCTTGTTCTTCTTGAACTGGTACCAGTATTCCTCCCAGTCCGCAATCGTGCCGGTCTTCTTAAAATACTTGTACCCCTTGTACATGCTCTCACACGCAATAATCTTGGGTTCCGCGCCGGGGCTTACATCGTGTTCCACGCCCCAAATGTCTTTGATGAATCGTACCCCGCGTTCTGCAAAAAACGTTTCATAATCCATCTGGTTCAGTACACCCTTAAAGTACGGCATCCGCCACACAACACTGGTCACAGGTGTTTCACTGCCCAACCGCCGCTGTATCTCCTGCATAATCTTGGGGTGTGCAATCCCGCAGCCATCAAAGGCGTTTATCTCAATGTCGCGGGTAGTTTCTGCAATGTCTTTCTGCACCCACTCACGGTCAGCCCCGGTCTTGCGGTCTTTGAACTGGATCTTGCGGTCATATACATATTTAATGTTCTGGTTTGGTATCGTCACAAAGCAGTCCGGCACTACCACAATGGTCGGATACCAGTTCTCAATGCAGTGGCAGCTGGAATACATCAGGCCGCGATAAGCGTAAAATTTACTCAATACTGTTTCCTGGATCTGTATTCCCATCGTGATTCTCACGTCAAGGTCGTGGGCCAACCGCCTGTCCACAAAGCTCAAGATACCATGCCGCACCATACTGGCGCTGCGTTCACTCAGCACAAACTCTTGCTTTCCAATCTTAAACCCGTGCTGGATCAACCGCTTCATGGCCGCCTTCTTGTTCTGGCCACCCACGCAATCCACAAACACAACAAACCGGTTGTACTCGTTGCTCTCGTATGTGAGCAGCCGGATCTGCCGGAACAGCATGTTATCACCCTGCTTTACATAAAAGCGCTCTTCCTCCTCCTGGCTGATCTGGATGTTATAGTCATGATTGATAATGTAGGTCAGGTTCAACTTTCGCACAATATATAGTGGTGGTGCGAACATTACTCGTCCTCCTTGTTATTCGGGTTATCCTCTTTGTTCTCGGCTTTTTCCAGGTTGTAAATCTTTTCAATGCTAACCCGCCCGCTGTCAAACGCTTCACGGGAAAGTGCCGCCCACAGCAGCGCGTACAAAACTGGCAGCGCCACAAAAATTCCAACCGTGGCCATAGTGCCCAACATCTGCAACGCCAGCCGGATCACCACAATGCAGCTTCCAACCAGCACCATGGCCTTAAATCCCTGCCACAGGTCATGCAGAAAATTTGTCAGTATCAACAAAGTTTCAGCTTCTTTCTTGTTCAAAGTTTTATACCTCCAAAAAAATATTTTTATTGTTGGTTAAATCGCTGAATTAAAAAAGATACTAGAGATTAAATGTGGCTTGCTTTCATCTGGCACAACAATATTGGGGCCGTCATTATTCAATACTTTAATCTCCGGCGTTGTCATCTCTTCTGTCATCTCAGCACCTTCACCTTTTCCCTTTGACGGCTTACAGCTACCAACGGGATACCACCGGGAATGCTCTTTTCCTGGTTTTTTACGGTACCTGCCTTGTGCATTCCAGATGGCCTTAGCAGGGCCTTCTTCATCGCACAGCAGATTCAAAGCAACCATCATATCGGGTTTGCCTTTCACACCAATTCCTTCAGGAATCACTCCGTAACAAGGCGTAACCAACCCTAAACTATAAAGATCTTTAACTGCGTTTGTTAGCGTTCCAGTATGATAACGTAGTTCTGTGGCCACACCGCTTAAAACTCCCACCCACACAGGGAGTGTGCCTGAGCTTTCGTTGATGTAAGTTTTCTGCCACAATGTACGGCGGTAGTTAAAGTAAAGATACACCCTAAACAAGGTTTCCGCCCCACGCCCATCCGGGCATTCAGCCAGAACTAGCTTGCGCAAAACGTGGTACTCTTTACATCCAAGAAGAGCAAAACTAAACGTTCCATTTCCCGTCATAAACACATCTTTCATATCCGGGCAGAAACGGTATCGAAACAGCTCTGAAGGCTTACTAGGATCAAAATCCTCTGTATGCACTACTCCACCCTCTTCAAGATACTGTATCGCCTTAATCACTCGGTTGTGTTGTTCTCTTCTCTTCTTGCCAACCCCAAACGTGCCTGTTGTGTTTGTAATCTCAGCGATTGTAGCAATGGTCCAGATGTCTTCTTCATCCTCGTAAACTGGCACTGCCCGCATATAAAGCGCCAAATAAACGGGTAGGATTTCTTTTACATCTTTCAAAAAAATCAGATCAGCGGGCACCTGGATGTAAAAATCATTGATCCGATCCTCCTTAATAAACATTCTTACTTATCGCTCCTAATCATTAAAATCGCCCTGAAAATTGCGTGTCATTGCTTGCGTTAAAAAGCTCTGAGACCCTGTTTTTGAAGGGTTTGTTCAGAAAACGGCCTAAAAATTGCGTGTCATTGATAGCACTAAGGTTCAAAACCACCCCCTAAAACTGCGTGAAAATAGGATGTAATTATAAATCTCTCGTTAATGTTATAAGCGGCTCGTTTCCCCGGCGTTTGTTCTTGTGTGGGCGCATGAGGTCGTTCTCTTGGTTGTTACTGCGTTCCTGCAAGTTACTGCGTTCCGCTTTCGTAGTTGCGTAAAGGTTGTTATGGTGCAAAGGGTTTGGTTCAATCGCGTCCTTGAGTTCTTCGCGTTTTTTTGTTTGTGTAACCGCACCTCATGACTGTGTGGGCGCATGGGTTCTGGTGGGATCGTTCCTTGTTCTTTTCGTTCCTGGTTTTATACAATCGCCCAGGCCGTAACGTGTCGGTTCAAAAATAGTCCAGGATCGTAGCGCTATCCGTTCAAGTCAAGCCATTGGTATGTTCCTCTGGTTTTCAGGCCGTTGCAGGTCACGGCTCGTTTATTTAGTCCTGGCCGATCCGGTGCTGATAAAATCACGCTCTTTCCTTTTTCGTTAAATAGTTCTTTCAGGCTCGTCTCCCAGCGCTTTTAACGCATCCTGCTGGTTTATGTATCGCATGTCGTATCTCCTTGTATTGTGGCCCCACAGCGCGTCCCTGCGCGTCTCAGGTCATGTTATACCGTGTGGTATCGCAGGTTATGAATAAATCGCTGGTTCAGGCATTACCGGTTCATCAAAACAGCCCAGCCCAAAATCTCCCGGCCAATATTCGCCCTGCAGCCATTCGCTCTGGCTCTGAATAATTTCGTCCAGGTTGTCAGGATCTTTCACCAGGTTCATCGGCATCAACAGCGGCAGGTATTCACCCTCGTCGTCCATGATGGTAAACAGACTGGCCAGATCATCCGCCGTTGCGCTTTGTAATTTTTCAAGCCTTGTCATATGCTTTATTCACCTCCTTAGCCCTCCGTACAGGCGCTTCAAGCTCGTATCTTAGCTGGGCTGAATAGTTTGTTTTCGCCACCAAAGGCTCGTCATAGGGGCTTGCAGGGCCATGTCCGCCAATGGCATCGACTTTAACATCGGCTTCCTCAAACATTTTTGTCCACATGTCATATGCCAGCATCAGCCTGATTGCATCCACAACCTCATCCAGTGTTTTCTCTCCACGCAGATACAGATTTGATATCTCCATAAGATCTCTGTATCGTTTATTGGATATGCCCTTCATTACAAAATCCCTCCTTTGTTGTTGGGCAATCGTGCAGCATGCAGTAGTATAAATCTGGGCATATAATGGAGTTCACCACCTCGTCACAATCCTCACACCGCACATATTTTGTCATGGTGGGTGCCGCATCAATGGCCTCCAAAACCCGCTGTACCCCATCCAGATAAGCCTGCCATTCGGCCTCTGAATACTTCGGGTCGCGCTCAATGCAGTACGCCTCAAACTCCTCCGCATCAATCAGTCGTGCCATAAAAATTTTTTCACCTTATTTTTCGTTTTTATTGTTCATGAAGATTTTACATATGAACTTTTCGTAATATCTCTTGGCGATGTGTTTTGCTATTGTTATCATCTTCCACACGCTAAAAATCAACAACGTACAGTTAATCCCCAACATCAACAGCATCAACGGTCCATATATGTAAATCATCAGTATAGCGTCCACTGTAGATTCCCACGCCTCGTTCATATGCTGCCTCCAGTACCCAGGTCCCGCATCATCTCGTCGGTCAGGTAGTACACCGTGCTGGTATACCGATCTTCGAACGATTCATTGTCGTATGTGGTGCGGTCGTAAAAGTCGGCCTTGTAGCTGTAATCTTCATCAGAATATTTTATGGTGACGTAATCTACATCCTCGGTTTCTTCTTTTATGCTCCCATCATCCTGTATCACGCCGCAGTGCAGGTATGTGTCAGCGCCGCAAATGCCACCATACCGGTTTGTATACGGCCGCGTTTCAAGGAATGCGTAGGAGATCTTGTGCGTGGTATATACAGCAGCTGTGTCTACAGCCTTTGGCGCTTTAGCTTCTAAGTAAAGGGCAAAGTGTACGGCGGCTCCAACAGCCAATACCGCAGTGGCTGCAGCGCAAGCGTAAGTTATGGCACTGGCAATTTTTAACTTTGACATAAAGTTTCTCCTTATTAGTTGCAGTCTAAGATCTCGAAACTGTCAAGTAGAGCACCGAACGAATTCTCCCAGTCCTTATAGTCTTCCTGTGTGACTTCTTTTACCGGGTTAAGCACAATCCAGTCGTGCAGCTGCCGCATCTCGTCAAGCAATAATTGCAGGTTACTGGCAGTCTCTTTCTTGCGGATTTCAAATTCTTCATTGGTCATTAGTGTATTCCTCCTAGATCTGGGAAGTATTTGCGGCGCTTTTCATAGTTAATACAGGTAATTTCGGCTTTATCACGCAACCCGCTTATATCGCAACGAACAAAAAACTTGCCATAGTTTTTGCAGTGTTTGCAGTATAAACATAAGCTAGACGCGTAGTCTTCAGGCCATTCTGTAAATAGCGTGCAATGGGCAGGTTGTTCTGTCGGCTTCTCTTCTAGTTCGCAGACAATCCGGCTATCAGTCATAATCATCCTACAGTAACAGCAATTCTTGCATGTAGTTTTTTCTGCCTGTTCTTTAGCCATCTCAGCTTTGCGTTCCTGCTGTACTCTCAGCCAGCCATAGGCGCACACACTAGCCAAAGCGCAAATCTTTATACCCGTATAAATTGTTTCAACCAGCATCGGCCATGTCCTCAGCGTCGTCCGGCATATCAATCAGTCCTTCGGCTTCCATCAGCAGCCGGAACGTCTCGCGTCCCTTGGGTGTGATCAGGGTCTGGGTTCCGGCATGCCCGTTGCCACGGTTCACAAACTCCTTGATATCAAATACCTGCAAATTTCCCATAAAAAATCTCCTTGTAAAAATATGGGTGTCACTGTCCTTGACCCCATTATTCAAAATCAAATTGCTTGCGGACGTTCAGCTGCCTCGCCATAATTCAATCGTCATGCCGCACCTTTTTTATTCCGGCAACGGCCGGTATTTATTCATATCGCAGTAACCGCTCATGGCGTTCATGTCGTGCAGCATCTCGCTTACTACCTCGTTCCGGTCAAGGCCATTGCGGTCTGCATAATCTACCATGTCTTCAAACATTACGGCGATTGTATGGGTGTAATCCTTAATGTGTTCCATCTGTGGCTGTACGGAATATCTAAAGCATGTCTGTTCCATTGTTAAAAATCTCCAAAGTTATTATTCAAGAATGAGGATTGGTAGTAGCTGTAGCGCTCGGCTCCATATGGTCGCCAAAATAAAATTTATGTACGCCCTTGGCCCCTACCCAGTGGTCAAAACTTTCATCAAAGCTGTCACTATGTACTGCAGCCGGCACCTGAATAATACAAGGCACTTTTTGCGCCACCATATCGTCTTTGCACCAGCCGCTGTCGCAGGTCCCGCTGCAGGGTTCCAGTACCAGGTCGTCAAACGGGAACATCATATCGCAGTAACCTTTGATGTATTCGTCATAAACCCGTTCCGCGTTATGTTCATACGGCGTATCATCCCAGTCATCGCCGTACCATTCCACCAGGTCATCATCGCCCAGGTAGAACCGTACTAGGTTGCCCTTGCGTTCGAAGTCAATAATTTTCATGCCTGCGCTTCCTCCTTGGCGGCTTCATATTCAGCCTCAAACATCTTGGTCGTATCTGCTGGCAGTTCATGCCTGCTGTACATAGCCGCCGTCCGCCGCACCAACTTGCACGGATCAGGATTATTTGCCCCAAACTCCGCGTTCAGCTCGTCTTGCGTCACCGGCCACTTAAAGCCAAAGTCTTTGCGCTTGATTTTGCACAGCGGCGCTCCTTCATGCCAGAACACGATGCCCTCCATGGCGGCCAACTCCAACCCGCGCCGGATTTTCTCAAAGCTTAGGTCTGGGATATCAATACTGATCGTGCCATGCCGCACCAGCACGTCCTTGTCCAGCCCGTAGGGATTCTTCTGGAAGTGCGGTCCAATCGCCTCATAGGTTGCATCCGGCAGGTTATCCCAGCTGTTGTTTCGTGCCGCCACAAACCATTTGTCCGCGGGGTTATCTGCCGCCACTTTCACCCAGTGGGGCCAGTGGCCAGTTACTGGGTCTGGATCGTCACATGGGATTGCGCCCTCCGGCACTGCTCTGCCCGGCTTTGCATCAAAGCGCTTGTAGAATTCGCCGTTAATAATCGTGCAGCAGGCACCGTCAAGCTTCAATGTGGCAATGCTCTCATCCGTCAGTGCCGCCTCACAGCCCGGCGTAATCTCGTCACGGATTCCGGTAATCTTGTGGCCACTGAATTCGCGCTTATATAAGGTTGGAATTTTCTTCATTGGTTTTTTACCTCCAAAACTTTGTTAATTATTCAAGTGTCAATTTTGATGCTGCGCATAACGACATCGGCAACAGGGGTGCCCGTCAATGCGCACAGACAGGCGTAACGGCCAATCCATTCATTGAAGTCTACATTCTCGTTAAAGGTGATTTGCACATAGTTGGTAGAATAGCCATGACTTTTCGCCCATGTATCTGGCGTGCCATTGTCGCATTCCAAGCAAACGTGCTGGAGGTCTGGATCTGATTCAATAAACCAAACCATGCTGACACCCTGCTCACATAGCGTGGCCATCATTTTCCGGGCGCTCAGTTTTGCGCTGCATGTCTCTGCCGTGCTCCAGCGGCTCGTCCGGCTGGCTTGGTACTCCGCGCACGCATCATCCACGGCCTTATGTGCTGCCTTTGGGTCGCTCACATCAATCGTCACACTGCGCAGCGTGGTTGGCTCTGGTGTAGTAGCCGGTGTCCCACATTCCTCCGGCGTAATTAACGTGCAGCAGTTTGGGTCAAGCTTCAGCTCCCTGACCGCCAGCATACCGCTCGGCTGCAGCCACCGCCCATAGGGGATCTGATTGTCCACTACTTTGGTAATTATGAATGTATCGCCCTCGCAGGCCAAATATTGGTGTATACCTGTCCGGTGTGTTTTGGTGATTCGTACCTTGTCGCCCGGTTTTACCAAACAATACCTAGCGGAGCTATTGATGGTGCCTGTGTTGTGATTTTTCATAAATTATTTGCCTCCTTCATTTGCGAAAACTTGTATTTAGCAAAAGTAAAAAAGTGGGTGCTTGCCAGGCACCCAAATTTAATGGGCATTGCTATATAGTAGCCAACTGTGGCACTCCCAACACTGTATCTACCGCCATTGCCGTTGCATCAATCTGCTCTTGGCTCAAGCCAATGTAGCGCATCGTAATGCTCTGGCTGCTGTGGTGGAACTTGTTTTGCAGCGTTTCCATCACCTGGCCAGCCGGCAGTCCGGCCTCTGTCATGGCGTGGTTTGCAGCATAGCCATAGGTCTTGCGCAGGCTGTGGGTACTAATATGCTCTTTAATACCGCACTCTTTGGCCGCTTGGTTCAAGATCCGCCACACCTGGGTTTCATCCAGCGGCTGCGGCACTCCCTTGGGGCTGCGCATACTCTGGAACAATGGCCAGCCCGGCTTCAGCACATTCATGGTTCGGCCCCGCATCTCTTCAATCAGGGCGGTAATCGCGCCTGCTGCCAGCGGGGTAATCAGGTCATTGGTGCGCTTGCCGGTCTTTTCATTGATGATAATTACGCGGTGGCGCGGGCAGTTGTGCTCACAATCCCACACATCATCCACGGTAAGGCGTAAAAGATCGCCCACACGCAGGCCCAGTGTCACACCACATATAAATAAGGTATAGTTCCGCTGCCTGTTATACGGGCGTCCCTGGGTGTGCAGGTAGGTGGCTATGGCGTTAAAGTCTTCGCGGCTGCGGATCGGCTCTGCCGGCGTTGGTTTTGCCACACCATTGGTTTTTACCAGGCTCAGTTTGGGCTGTGCATAGCGGGCGGCACGGGCTTTCTTACTGCGGCTCCGCTGGCGCGGCTGTGGTGTTTCGCGTACCAGCTTATAACCCATGGCGGATGCCAGCTGTTCCATCAGGACGTTGTGGCCATCAGCATCGGCGCTTGCCTGCATCATTGCCATCAGTAAGCTTGCAGCACCTTGTAGGTCCAGCCCACCTTTGGCCTCTGTGGCTTCCTGCATAGTAACAGTGCGGGGAATAAAGTGAGCTACGCTGTTTCTTTTTTTCATGGTGGGCTTCCCTCCTGTGTGGTGTGTCCTACGGAGCTTTATCCTGCGGAGCTTTATCTTATGGTTCTATTATAGCACTGCTAATTACAAGAAGTCAACAGTGGCAAAGAATAAATTTCAGGAGAAAGCGTAACACAGGCTCCGCCTGTATGGGGCGAAAGAATACCCCCTGTCTGACGACAGCGGGACCCAATTTTTGCTCGTAGAACCGGATAGAACCAGCTATACAGTATAAATAGGTAGGAAAACGGCCAACAGGCGATCAGAGCGCCCTGTGATAGCCCTATGGTGCTCGTTATTGGCTGGATCTGGTCTCAAAATGGATGGATCTACCCCTGGTGAAGGCCCAAAGAGGGCATTTTCGGGGATCAAAAAGCTCCGCCAGAGTTGTTCTGAGGCGTTTTCGAGCGAAAATAATGCGTTTTTTAGCGTTTTGGCGCTGTTTTTGCGTGTTTTAGTGGCTAAATTGTGCGTTTTTATGGCGTTTTTGGGTAAAAAAATAAGGCCCCAAAGGAGCCTAGAAAGCGGATTGTTATGCGGTTTTCTCCGAGAAAGGGAACGATTAAGGAAACAGGGATCTAGAGGGAGGAAAGTGGAGGAAAGGAGGGGCTTGGAGAAAGGAAGAGAGGTGGTGAGGAGGTGGAAGAGGGAGAAGTGACGTAGGTACGTTGGTTTGTGTTTTGAGAGCCTGGAGTGTGAGGGGATAACTGACCAGTTTTCAACGCTCACACGTTATTTTTTCTTTTTAACATACCCCCCTATGCAAACTATTGAAGGTGGTTTGCAAGTAGTGGATTTTTAGCGGTATAGCGTCAAATTTTACCCTATACAGCCCCATATTTAGTACGCCTTGCTGGCTTTACACACCACATTTTGCGGATTTGTACCTTTATATACGCATAAAGCGCCCCCGTGGGTGTGCCTGCAAAAATCAGGTCAAAATTCTACTGTGGTATTATGTGATTGTCGAAAGCGACACGGACAAAACCCGCTAGCGCGGTGTCCATAATCGCCCACGGCATAGCACCTAGACAACTTAACATTGTACACTGGTTTTTCTTTGGCCTGCGTGGTGTGCGCTCATTCGCGCCGCTCATTTGCTTAACACTACAATGGCCCTTGCAAAAGCCCTAGTTGTAAACTTGTGCAATCCATGCGCAAAAAGTGTTCCTAGTAGAAACCCGGTCAGTACCAAAAGTGCGGCAGGGATAGGGTATAGCTGTACCCTTTAGACACTGTAAGAACGTGGGTTAGCACCATATGAGAGAACACAAGTTTTTCAACCGGAAAAGTGTGTAAATGTTTAGTAAGAGGGTGTCAAAAGCTTGAAGTGTACCCTAACAGTACAGTTCAAGTGAAGTATCTTGATAACTGAATAATATGCTAGAAATACGTTTTTCTAGGTACCCGGAAGCAAATCGAGCCTATGTAAGGGCGTTTGTAGGAACGCGCCGCACTTGTGGTTGAAGGATTAGGTGAGACTGAATAACCGGTTCAACAAAGCACTAACAGTCACAGTTAGAAAAAATGTGGCCGCCCTGCATTCTACGGGGATAGTCTCCAGAAACTACCGCTATTCGGGTTAGCGGCAAGTCAGGAAAATGCACGGATATAAAGTCGTCCCCCAAACGGCGGAAGTTCCGGCTGGTAGTCTGATTAAAGTTGCGTGCGTATACGCTGACTACACTTTGTAAACTTTACAAATATCAACCTTGGAACGTTAAAAAACAATAGGCTAGTCAAGGTTTGATAGCAAATACATAACCCCCAGCACAGCCCAGCAGGTCACTGTTTCTTGGCCTGCTTTCCACTGCCCGCAAGGGTAGAAAAAAGCCGCCCATGGTGTACCCAGGCGGCAGAAAAGGGGGTCTTGCCAATGTACACCGACTTTGGCTACATAGGTTCTGACGGTGTTGAGTATGCAACACTTGACGAAGCCATAGAAGCCGGAGCCGCATAGGCAAGCGGGGTGTCACTGTTTATACGGCGGCACCCCGTCCTTTTATTTGTAGTTTACCACAGAGCTTACCACTCTGTCAATATTTTATCGCCGAAAGGCAAGAAAGGAAGTATCTTATGTTCACTTCTACCGCTACTGCCATCGTTACCGCCGCCCGTTCTGTCAACACTAACCGCACCCGTGGGGATGATGACAAGAAGTTTGCAACCAACGTTGCCCGCTTCAAGGCCGTCAAGAACGGCACTATCGAAAAGGGCAGAATGCCCGACCCCGACAAGCGTGAGTGGGTACTTTCCCCGGAAGATTGGAATGACCTCTGTGACGCTGAATCCGCCGTCTACCTGTCTGCCAAGGGTCTGAATACCTGCAAGCCGGAAGACCTCGACCAGCGCAAGAAGTTTTTGGCCGATGACCTGACCCGTCTTCTTCGTCTGTGTGACCCCGATTTGCGTGTCGGCTCTACCCAGGCCGGTATGCACTTCTTTGAGAATATCCGTGCTTTCGCTGTCAAGAACGATGTTTTCAACGATGGCAAGGCGTATCATGTCAACGTTGCTTTGAATGCTTTCATCAAGAAGCTGGAACTTGAATTGGCGGTCGTTTTGAACGGCACCACCTTTGCCCCCGACTGGGAGCGCGACTACCAGAAGGCTATGTCCACTCTGCCCAAGCGTATCCGCAAGGCCAAGAAGGCTCTGGCCGACCGTGAAAAAGACTTGGAAACTGCCAAGAAGGAGCTTGATTTTATTCAGAAAACCATTGGCAAGGTGGCCGCCAAGAACCACACCAAAGAGATGGATGAACAGGTGGCCGCCGCGACCAAGAAGGTCACGAACATTGAAGGCCAGATTGAATCTATCAAAGCCGCCATCACTGACCTGGAAGAAAAGCATGGCAAGGCCATTGAAGAACATTCTGCCAAGCTGGAAGAAGAGCGCCAGAAGGCCGCTGGCGTCACTGCCCCCACCATTAAAGGCTAAACCGCCGCTATGCCCGGAGTTGGTAGGCCGGGGGAAGGAAGCATCCTACCACCATTTTCAAAAGCAAATTAAAACCATGAAATGAAAGGAAGCCCCATCATGAAAAAGCTAACAAAACTTCTCACCCGCTTTACCATCTTCAGCGCCACCGCGTGCGCCACTCTCTTCGGCCTTCCCGCCCTGGCCACTCGCCACCCCTTCATCCTCCAGTCAGAACTTTCCCGCCTGGAACTCAACGGTGCCTGCTCTTATGACGGCAAGCCCCTCATCCTCCTGGAACAAGCCTACTGCGCCTATGATTGTTATCACGGTATCGCCCAGTACGTTGCCACAGCCATCTGCCCCAATGAAATCGCCAAGGATTTCACCGCCCCGTGCTATATCGTCACCTGGCCCATCATCCGCCCCTCTGCCGAAAACGAAGAGGACGCCTGCGATTGGTCCGCCCCTGATGGCCTCACCCCCAACGGCGAATATGATTTGGAACGCCGTTATTATTATTGATGTCCAACTTTTTGCACTGGCGTGTTACAACGTTTGGTTGTATAATTCAATCATAAACCAAACCGCAAAACAAAATTATTTCTCCGTTTCCACCAAACTTTTCAAGCTAAAATCCGCATAAATTCTACCATCATAACAAATATCGTGAACAAATTGTAAATTCAAAAACGAATCCGCAAGCCATAAAGCTGCGCAGCATGAAAGGAAGTACCGCCCCATGTCTACCCAAATTCTCAACCTCACCCCGCACGAAATCAACATTGGCACCGCCTCCATCAAGCCCTTCGGCGTGGTTGCCCGCGTCTATGTTGAATCCATCTCCGACGGCGAATTCACCACCGCTTCCGGTACAACCATCCCCATCTCCCACTCTTACTATGGCGATGTCGAAAACTTGCCAAACCCCATGCCCAATACAATTTACATTGTAAGCGCTCTTGTCGCCTCCCGCGTTCCCACCCGCTCCGATGTCTTTTACCCCTGCTGTATGGTCCGCGATACCCAAGGCCGCGTCATCGGCTGCAAAACCCTCTGCTGTGCCGCCGCCCCCGTCCTCGCCGCAGTCCATTAACCTGAGGTGCAAAACGATTCAAGAAAGGAAATTGAACTATGGTTTATAAAGTAACTATCTTGAAAGACCTCCCCAGTATCCCCGCTGGTTACTCGTTCTGTTATGAAGAAGGTGGAAGAGGTAAGGGCCCCGTTATTTTTGAACTTAACAATACAAAATCCAGATATATATCCGAAAGTAACCGCAGCTTCTTGATTGATGCTATCCTGTGGCATTCCAAAAACTGGATGAAAATTGAACCGCTTTACCAAAACCTTGTTGACCTCCGTTGTCCCTGCTGCGGCAACCCTTACGGCATTATTCGTGCTGGCAAGTCTAACCCTTTAACAGGCAATCCTCGTATTAAAATTGAATACAGTTGTGGTCACGGCGAGTGTTCTTTTGAAATATTCTCTTCTAAAGAATCTTCAAGTAAGGAGGGTTAAGTATGATCTCTTATCTTAACGTCAAACAGCTTGAAGCCCTAACCGAAATCCCTTCAAGTCTCGTTATCAATCGCAATGGAACTCCTAACGGAACGATTTTTTTCAAGAAACTTAACAAATCTGCAGAGCCTTATTATAAAATCATTGAATATCTTAAAAAACTTACAATCCCCACCATTGAAACATACGCCGACATCTCTTATATTATCGGCGAGATTTGTAGTCAGCCTCGTAATAAAAAGTCAAATGTCAGTCGTTGGCTTGTTATCTCTAGCAAATGCTATATGAATTCTTACTCTTTATCTATCGCTCCTTCTTGGGATAGCCGTCAGGTCACCGTTGAAGTTCACTTGGAAGATATCCCTAACCGTGTTTTTCTTGTGGAACGTGAGGACAATAAAAGCAGAAATAACAAATTCATTTATAATTTTTATCAGGTTTCAGATACTCCTGTCCCGCCTGCTAGTTATTCTTTTGAAAATGCGATTTTGTTTATGGAATCCTGTTTCAGGTGGTCGCCCGAACCTAAATGCTATGACGCAGTTGTTAAAAACGCAAATTTTGAAGAGCTGAACAATATGCGTAAGGTTCTTTCAGCCAGCTTAAATGTTGTTAAGTCCCGGCTCATCGACCTTATCCAAAACGATAAAACAGAATAGGAGGACTAACCATGATTCATCACATCACCCTCTCCCAGCTCCGCACCTTCACCCCTCCGGCCACACAATTCCGCGCCGACAATGAACCCTATATGGTCATCCAGGTCAACCGCGATCCTATGGATTTTCAACAGCTCACCTCTTTCCTCTATGAATTCGCTTACCCCATCCCCGCTTCCCGTGAGGACCTTCTCATGACCTCCGCTTATCTTTCCAACATCAACAATGGCAGCCGTGAAGGTTTTTCCTCCAGTCATCCCCGCCTGCTTCTCATCTCAAAACTTTCCGGCCAGAGCATTTATAATCTCGACCCTGCCCCTGATAAGATTGATGCTGTCCAGAATGATATTGATACCGACTTGGAGTACAGTACCGCCCGCCTTTTCATCCTTGAATGTGCCGGCAAGGAAAAATGGACCGTTCATCATGTGACCGACCGCTATAATCCTATCAACTTCCGTGACACCCCTGTCATCTCTGCCCTTGCCCGTACCCGCATCCTTGCCGATACCGCAACAGCCTACCACGACGAAACCGATTCTCTTCTTCTCAGCTCTTATGTTGACTATCTCAATTCCCACTTTGAAGCCTTTACCTGCACCAGCGATACCGAGACCTTAAAGTTGCTGGCTCTCACCAATAAAGCCATCTCCAATATTCTCTATCGCGCCCTTCAAATCGCCGATGAAGACCCGACCCAGCTCAGCCTCTAATCAAATCACTCCACTATAAAAGCCCTGCCTACCCGCAAGGCTTTTTTCTTTTGCCTATTAAACTCTAAACCAAGAAAGGAATTACTTACCATGACTGACTTTGAAAGAAAAATCACTTCCGAAAAAGCTCTTGACGCCGCCATCCGCCAACTCAAAACCCAGGACGACTGGTTCCTCACCACCAAAACCGGTCTGGCAAAACGCATCGTCACCCTCTACGATGAAATTATTGCCGCTGCTGATTTCCCCGTCTCTCTTCCCGTCCGCGATGTCCTCAACTACAGCTCTGCCGCCTTCATGAACTATGTCAAGCTCGGCTGCAACTACATCACCCGCAAATTCAATGTCCGCCACAGCCCCACCACCGTTTACTCTTACGGCTACAACTACAGCAACGAAGCCATTCACGAAAAAGCTTCTTATCCTTACACCATTGATGATTTCTTCGCTGACCCTCTTCGCAAGTCTCTGTTCGTCATCGGCTGCTATAACTACCTGCACGATGTTATTGACGGCAAAATCAAACCTACCAAGATGACGGAAGCCAAAGCCGAAACGAAACCTCTCACTCTCCAGTCCGCCACCACCCTCGCCGCTCCTCCCATCGCACCCACCATTCCCATCACCAAAACGAACACCGTTTCCTGTTCCGCCACCAAAACCTGCGCCGCCTATAAACCCCTACCCCAGAGCCCCGCAAAACCGTAACGCAAGCGCAAAACCCGTTCCTATTCCAAACGCCGGACGCACCGCCCTCTTATATATCTTTCTTTATCTTTATATATAAACGCTATTGACGTGCTGTTTTCAGCCCGATTTTGAACCTTCCTAGTCGTATTGACACGCAACTTTTAGGCCGTTTTGGAACATTGCTTTTACTAACCCACCACTTTACCGGGTTTGTACCGCTTAAAAACGAACATATTTTGTCATCGGCCATGCAACATTCTCACCGCATCAAGCAACATTTTTACGGCTTGAATATTTGCGAAAACTTGTATATAATCAAAATCACAAAGTCACCCGCCAGTATGAAACCGCATCCCTCTCAGCGCCCCACACAGCCCCTACAGGCCGTGTTTCCTTGTGGCCATGCAGTTTCTCGCCCGTTTTCTTCTCGTTTCTCACAGCGCATCCCAGCCTTATTATAATTTGTTCCCCGCCCTGCCCCGTCTGGCAGGTTTTATTTCGCCCTGTTATTTACAAGTTTTCACAAACAAAAAGGAGTTGACCCCCATGTACATCATCATCCCCACCCACGGCCATTACGAAATCCGTGACGGCCCCACCTTCATCCAGTCCGCCGATACTTACCGCGAAGCCTGGCATGAACTCGCTTCCCTCATCAATTCCCCAACCTAGGCAATCGTGCATTCCGCACTTGCAAATATTTTTTACATTGGCTACACGCCAAAGAAAGGACACACATTATGTCTACTGTCAAAATCAACGAAACCACCTTCTCCATCACCTCCACCCTGACCATGGCCCAGCTCAAAACCCTCTACACCAAGGCTCCCCAGGCCCTGCAGCTGACCAAGCCCGGCAAAAAGTCCGGCGATGACGATGAAATCATCTTTGCCATTGCCCCGTCCGCCAAGCAGAGCATGTCCACCTACGGCATCTGCTTCGCCAAGGCCGCCTTCGGTACCGACAATGCCATCTACGTTGAGGACCTGCCCGCCGACCTCGAAAACATCACCAAGGCCAAGGAGCATGTCGCCGAGCGCATCGGCTTCGCCAAGAAGCACCTGGATGAAATCGAAACCCAGGCCGCCGCAACCCTGGCTCAGCTCAAGGCCGATCACGATGCTATCATCGCCGGCATTGAAGTTTCCACCCCGGCACCCCAGGCCACCCCGGAAAACGAAACCGCTGCTCAGTAAGCAAAACGGCCGGTGCTCACCCCCACAACAAGCAGCCCGGCCATGATTTTTCTTCCCCAATCCACAATCCAACATAAAAATATTTCATCATAAGGAGATTTTCACCATGATTAACGTCACTATCGTCGATAACCTGCACCGCAACACCTACCCCGTTGACCCCAACACCACTCTGCGCTCCGTCCTGGAAGCTCATGATGTCGATTACACCACCGGCCAGACCAAGCTGGATGGTTCCTCTCTGGCCGCAGGCGACCTGGATAAGACCTTCGCGGACTTCGGTATCGCGGAAAAGTGCTACCTGGTCAACATTGCCAAGCAGGATAACGCCTGATTGATTCCTCTCCGGTGGTGTCTCTTCCCCCACCGGGGTGCTGCCTTACAGGAACAGCCTCCACGCGGCAGGCAGCGGGCAACGCAAACGCGGCCAATCGTTCCAAATCTAATCAGAAAGGAAAAATGAATCACCATGCCACTCCCCAATTACACCGATATTCTCAACACCATGTCGCCCACCATCACATGGCAGGACAACACCCCATGCCGCACCACTTTCAAAGTAATTTTCACCAAGGCTCTGGCCTGCACGGTCTACCCCCGCCTCACCGCAGGCAAAACCCTTGCCATCCTTGGCGATGATTCCGGCCTCCAGCCTTCCACTAACCCGAATGAATCCCTTCTGTTCTTTGTCACCGATAAAGCCGCCATCCCCGATTCCATCCAGGAAGTCAAAGATATCGGCGCTTATCTCTCTGATAAGTACAAAGTTTATCAGGATGCAGCCGCCCGTATCACCATCGTCCAGTTCCAGCGCGACGGCGGCCTCTACAGCAGTGTTTTTTACCAGCGTGTTGCCTCGGCCATGCCCCGCCTGCTGCCCTGGCTCTTCAAGGATCACCCCCTCACCTCCGATGAGCTCGCTTACCTCCGCGCCCTCTCCATCCCGGATACTGGCTCGGAAACCCTCGCCCGGATGGCGGAGCCTCTTTATAACAAAACCGATCTGCCCTCCAGAGCCGTAGATAAAGCGATTGAATCCCTCTTCAAAGGTACCATTGACCGCCGTAAAGCGGATCTCAAGCGCTCTATTGAAAACCTTTACCGTGAGCTGAAAGAAACCCGCGCCCGTATCTCTGGAATTTTTACCAACATCACCAGCATCAACTGTAAGCTGACCGGCCTTGACTCCAAAGATGAATCCACCTTTATCACGGAACTCAAGGATTACCTCCACACTCAAAAAGGTATTTCCGTCGATACTGACGATGGAGCGCTTCTCCTCACCATCACCACATTCCTCTCCAACTATGACCCGGATGATGTCGAAACCTTTATCTTCAACAGTGACCGCCCCTATGAGGATCTTACCGGCGAAGAAGAACACGATGTCCGCATCCTTTTCCGGGCTGTGTTCATTGACCATATCTTCAAAATCAAACTCGCTGCCACCTATAAGCTTAATTACAACTGCCATGTCACAGCCATGTCCGATGAAATCAATATGAACGTTGTTCAGGCTGTTCCCAACCCTCACATCAATCATCACTCCTGCCTCGGTAACTATGAACCCATGCTGGAGGATGCCGAGGATCGCCGAGATTTTATTTCCGCCATTGCCATCTGTCAGCAGAGCGCCAGCAGCATGAACCTCGTCGAAACCATCTCCACCGAATATTTCTTTGATGATTTCGCCACCGCCTATCACACGGATATCCCCGTTATCCTTACCGCTACCGGTGAATCCATCACCCCCAAGCAGGCCATTGAACAGCTCAAATCCGCAAACGATTCCGCTAAGGAAGGAGAATAATCATGCAAGTTATCCACATTGATCAGACCGCTCTGGATGCCGCCATCGAACTCTATCGCCAGCAGCTCCTCACCGGCTCTGTCAAGCTCGCCAAAACCAAGGCAAAAGATAAAATCAACATCAATTTTACCGCTGATGCCTGGGCCAAACAGTCCCGCCTCATTGATGATTTCACTTCCGAAGTCGCCTGGCACGGCCTCATGCGCCAGCTCTCCCCCACCGAGTATGAAATCTATGATATCCTCGTCTACCCCCAGCAGGTCACTGGTGTCACCGTCGAAACCGACCAGGATAAATACAACGACTGGCTGCTCTCCCAGCCCGATGAAATCTTCAACAACATCCGCTACCAGGCCCACAGCCACGTCAACATGTCCACTTCCCCTTCCGGCGTCGATGACGAAAACGAGTCCAAAATTGTTAATAAGCTCAAGGGCAATGATTTTTACCTCTTCATGATCTGGAACAAGCGCGGTGAATTCACCGCCCGCCTGTATGACTACGCCGCCAACAAAATCTACGATAAAGACGATATCTCTGTCACCTACACCGATACCCTCTCCGATTTTGCCGCCACCGCTCAGTCCCTTGTCACCAAAGCCCTGCCCGTCTATTCCACAGCAACTCCTCCCGTCAAGCCCACCGGCGGTACCGTACCCCACGTCGTCTGGGATAACGCCGCCCGCTGCTGGATGGACGATGACGGCAATTATTACGACCACTACCCCACCTATTACGATTATCACACCAACGGAGGTGCCTTATGAATCTTGCCAAAAGCCTGGATGTCTTCTCCCCGCATGATGTCAAAGGCCACATCCACATCATTGGCTGCGGTTCGGTCGGCTCCACCATCGCAGAGCTTCTTGCCCGCTATGGCCTGACCAACTTCACCCTCTATGATTTTGATACGGTGGAAAAGAAAAACATCGTCAACCAGATGTTCTTTGATCCTCAGGTCGGCCAGCCCAAAGTGGAAGCCCTCCGCGATATCCTCTGTGCCATCAACCCGGAAGCCAAAAATGATATCCGTCTGGAACCCTCCGGCTGGAACGGCCAGCCCCTCTCCGGTTACGTTTTTCTCGCCGTGGATAATATCGAGATTCGCCAGAAAATCGTGGATGCCAACCGCTTTAACACCTTCATTAAAGCCATGTTTGATGTCCGCACCGCCCTCTTTGACGCCCAGCTCTACGCCGCCGATTGGTCAGACCCCAATCAGGTCAAAGAATTCCGCGCCACAATGAACTTCACCCACGCCGAAGCCACCGCCCAGGTCCCCGTTTCGGCCTGCGGCACCACCCTCGGTGTTGCCCCCACGGTTCGCGTTGCCGCCTGCTATACCGTCACCAACTTCCAAAACTTCATCAAAAAAGGCGAGCTGATCCACACCGGCCTCTCTGCTCCCTTCAACCTCCAGGGTGAATCCGCATTCCTCGGTCTGTAATCCTGTCGTCTTAGCGTTTCATTAAATTTCGTTTGTGTTGTATACTGTAAGCTTTTTTCGCTTCAGGCTCTTCGGTCATATCCAAGAGCACGAATTTGTTACCCCGACCCACCCAGCCACCTGATCCTGGCCAGCGAACCTGACGGTGACTCCCGACTAGAACATCACAGTCGCCGAGCTTATTAGTACCGATTGGTGGAAAACTACAAAGTCCAATCCCACACACATTTGGACCTACAAAGGGTGCAATAAACCAAAAGGAGCGTCCAAACCAGGACACCATCGCAACAACCCGAGCAATCAGGTGTGCTCAGTCCGACGAGGATAGTGCCGCGGCAGCCTCTATCTCCTATCAGAACACAAACATAACCCTCACATAAGGAGCACTCACATGGTTTACATCACTTATAACTGCCCGGAACGTTTCCGGGAAATGACGTTTGAAGAACTCCTCCGCGGGGATTTCAACCTCGCCAACCTTTCCACCGGCGGCCATGGTGCTACCCGTACCGTCATCTGCAACAAAGTTCCTCCCCGCATTATGCGCATCACCAAGGTGGAACAAATGATCCTCCAGCTCCAGGCGTTCAACCAGCAGTATGAATCCCTTCGCCTCACCACTCCCCGTTCCAGCCTGTACAACCATTTTCCCATCCCCAAAGCTTCCGGCGGCCTCCGCTGGATCGATGCCCCCAATGCCAATCTAATGAAAGCCCTCAAGGAACTCAAAACCCTCTTCCAGTCCTGGATGTTTGCCGACCACCACACCTGCGCCTTCGCCTATGTCGAGGATCGCAGCGTCCTTTCCGCCGCCAAACGTCACCAAAAGTTCGGTGCCTGGTGGTTCGCCCACTTTGATTTCCATGGCTTCTTTCCCTCCACCACGCCGGAGTTTGTCCTCTCCCAGTTTGAACTCATTTATCCTTTCAACCTCATCCTCGCCAGCCCCACCGGCCACGCGGAGCTGCTCAAAGCCATCGACCTCTGCTTCCTTAACGGAGCACTGCCGCAGGGTACCCCCATCTCCCCGCTTATCACCAACATCATGATGATCCCCTTTGACCACGCCTTCGCCAAGGCTGTCAATCATTTTGAATCCGGCAAGCATAACCCGGACGGAACCCCCATCACCGACCGCCTCTGCTATACCCGCTACGCCGATGATATCATCGTCTCCTGCAAAGTTATCTTCAATTTCCATGCTGTCGAGCGCCTCATCGTCCAGCTTCTCTCCCAAATGAACGCTCCTTTCACTCTCAATGAAACCAAAACCCAGTTCCACTCCCGCGCCGGCCGCAACTGGATTCTTGGCGTCATGCTCAATAAGGATAACCAAATTACGGTCGGCTACCGAAAAAATAAAATCTTCAAAGCCACCATTGATACCTACTTCCGCGATAAACAAAAGGGCAAGAAGTGGCCGGATGAAGACCTTCAGTCCTTCCAGGGCAACATTACCTGGTTCAAGGATGTCCAGCCCGATACCACCAAATACATTATCCAAAAGTATAACGCCAAATACGGCCTTGATCTTGAATCCTGTATCAAGGCCGATCTCGCCCCGCCCAGCGTAACCGCATAATCCCAAAAATCAATTTGTTTCAAAGGTAAAGTTTTGTTTTGATTTTTATTTCGAGTCAAAGCCAAACACCCTCCGGTTATATCCGAGGGTTTGAATTTGTCCCCCTGTCCCACCCCCTGGGCGGGACTCACTCACGTCGCAGCAGCGCCTGCATCGAGTCATCGTACTCCCAGACACACGATGGGTCGCCTCACAGCGCATCAGAAAGGGCGGGCCAATGCCCCAGCCTTCAACAAAATGAGCGAGCAATATTGAAGGCCGCCCCAATCAAACTCAGAAGATCAGGCATCACCACCATCCGGTTCCGGTGGCTGCCTCTCATCAGCTTTCACAAATTGATTTTTATTTTCTCCATTCCGCCCCATGGTTCCGGGGCATTCCCAGGCGCTTCAGTTGTTTCTTCCTTTCTTAGCAGCTCGTTGCGCCCCCTGTTCGTGCGCCTGGTAAACGCACGGTCATGGTTTTACTTTCCTTTCGCTGGGCCTCCGGCCATCCCAATGGTTGGAGCGCCTGGTAATACCCCGGAACCCGCCAACAATAATGAATTCAGGTGATTTTTATGAAACTTATCTCCCCCGGCTCACGGGTCAAATTCTATACCGTAAAACTAATAAACACTAAATTTCAGATCACCTTTCTCTCCGGCACCGTCCACGAAGATAACGGCAACTACGTCACCGTCTGGACCGATGATTCCCGTACCTTCCACGTCCCCCATGAATACATCACCGAAATCCAGGACCCCAACGATTCCTTTGCCTATAAGTCCCCCAACACCGTACCCCCGTCTACCGTTTCTTTTGATGAAATTATTTCCGCCCTCTAATTCATACAGGTGATTCTTATGAGTCCTTATTACATTCAACCCGGCACTCCCGTCTATCTTAAAATCATAACGCTACATGGCGCAGCAGCCTGTCTTACCCTCCACGGCTTTGTCAAATCTGATACTGGCACTTATGTCGAAGTTGTCGTTCCCAGTATGAATAACAAAACATTTGTCACCACCCATTCCGCCCTTACTTATGACGATACCCCCGAAGCCGTCACCCCCGCTCCTCTCCCCACTCCTTCCATCTCTTTTGATGAACTTATTTCTCAAGGCAGGTGATTCCTCATGACCCCCTTCCTCCCCGGCTATGAACCTGGCACCTGGGTCGAGATCGTCTCCGCTCCGGAAATGTTCTGCTCCCTCCAGTATGATTACGGCACCACTTTCACCCTCACCGATTCTCTCCCCTATGATCCTATCCTCGGCAAGCAGGGCAAGATCGTTGCCATCCTCGGCAAATCCGGCCTTCTCCGCCTCTATTTTCCTCACAGCGATTCCTACCACATCATCCCGCCCAGCATGATCTCCCGCACTATCCCCGCTCCGTATCCCAGTTTTGATTCTCTTATCGCAAACCTCTAACCCCATCACAGAAAGGAAGCCTACCATGAATCCCACCTATAAAGTTGGCGATATCGTCCAAATCATTTCCGAAGAAGAAGTTCGTTCCCATCCTACGGATGATTGCGGCAATTTTATTCTTATTCCTTCTATTTACGGCGCAAACGATTCTTTTCACAGAGATAAACTTCCTGTTTGCGGCTGTCCGGCTGTTATTACCCGCATTTCCAAAGGCAATGAAAGGAACCTATACGATCTCACCCCTCTCTTCGCTGAAGATAGAACCGTTTTTAACTGGAATGACTGGTTTTTCTCCGCCGCTGAATTTCACCCTCGTGTCGTTTCTCCGCCCCCGGTTCCTTCCATGTCCTTCGATGATTTGTTGGAAGGAGTTGCGCAATGAAAGTCCCCACTACCTACCCCGCTGGCACCCTCGTTCAAATCATTTCTGCCGCAGAGTTTGACGCTCTTCCCAAAAATGATGCTGGCTGTGCGCTGTTTCTCGATCCCCTTCCTAATGGTAACGTAGATTATATACCCCCTAAACGCCGTTCTCTTTGTGGCAGCATCATGCAAATTGATCGTAAACTTGACGCTTCTGGTTTTTACTTCTTAAAACCCTACGATCTCTCCACCGCTGTCGATCCCTCCGCCGCTGCCAAATTCTCTTGGAACTCCGCTCTTTTCTCCCCCAATGAATTTCACCCCTATGTCACCCCGGTTCCCGTTTCCCCTGTTTCCTTTGACGATTTCCTGAAAGGAGGCATTTGAATGCCAGCCCCTTACCCCACTTACCACGTCGGTGATCGCGTCATCGTCCGCCAGTGGAATGATATGATGGAAGAATTCGGCTCCAATCCTTACGGTGATATCACTGTTCATCCCAATAAACTTTCTTTTATTCTTGACATGAAACCTTACTGTGGCAAAGAGTTTATTGTTGTCAAAATCGTTCATGATAAAGATCTTCCTGATGAACCCATTTATTTTCTCAATTATTCACCGGATGTTTATGTAGACCTTAATGATGGTGATTCTCCTCGCGGTTGGTTTTTCACCTCTGCCATGCTCCTCCCCGCAACCCTCCCCAATGAACCCAAAAACCGTATTTCTACCCCTTCTATTACCTTCGATGATTTACTTCAAGGAGTCCAATAACTATGGATACTACCTTTAACCCCAATGACTATCCTACCTACCAAATTGGCGATCGAGTTACCATTCGCCAGTGGGATGATATGGAATCAAAATTTGGTTTGAACAGATTTGGTGACATTAAAGTCCCAAAAGCTTGTTTCACAGAGTCTATGAGAAAATATTGCGGGAAGACACTCACCATTGTCCGTAAAAACCACTATCTATCTCCGAATTCTGATTGTTATTATTTCGGCGGTAGCACAATGGTTTTTACTTCCCCCATGTTTGAACAATCTTATCCCACAGTTGTCTCCTCCACTCTCTCCTTTGATGATTTGTTGAAAGGAGCTACCGCTCAACTGGCAAATCCTCAACCATAAATACCACGGCGCTTCCATGGCCGATTTTCCCAGCCACACCCCGCCGTGCCCCAACGATCAACCTCAAAAATAAAACAGCCTAACAAGGTATAGAATCATTTGCTGATCTTATTTCAGTTCATGCTTTCACTCTTCGGTTATATCCAAGAGTTCGAATTTGTTACCGTTTCCCCCTCCCGGATCACAGGCGCCTTCTGCAGACTGAGCATCTACACACGAATTCGATATGACATAAAAAGATCCGTCACGAGCTAAAAGCAACGATAATTACGTCCATCACAGATCCAACCTTCGATTCACCCAAGAAGACCGATTTTCCACCAGCTTGTTCCCTGTTTTATTTTGAATCTATTTTTTACCATCAGAAAGGATCAACCATTATGACCAAACTTACCTACACCCTCGCTATCATCAACGGTACTGTCTGCTATGAATGTCAGCCCTCCACCCCACACGCCTTCTATTCGGGCGGCGGCTGGTTCGCCCCGTTCTGCACCGTCCTCGAACTCACCCGCAAAAACACCGTCAAAGCATAACAAATATCTAATATCCATTTATCCCATATCACAGAAAGGAATTTTCAAAATGACTCAAAATCTTACCCTCGTTACCCAAAAGCCTTTTGGCTCCCTCACCTGCAACTTCTACCAGGACGAAAACAATAAAAACGAATTCTACATGACAAGGCGTCAAATTGGTGAAGCACTAGGCTATGTAAAAGCTGATGATGCTATTTGGCAAATTCATGAGCGAAATAAAGATCGCCTTGACTCTTTTTCAGAAACCTCCGTTCTGGGGGTCGCTGAAGGAAATCGCACGGTACGCCGTGAAATTTGTGTATATACTTTGAGGGGGGTTATGGAAATCTGCCGTTTCTCCCGCCAGCCCAATGCGGATAAATTCATGGACTTCGTATGGGACGTTATGGAATCCCTTTACTATGGCCGCAGCGTCCTCGCCACCCCAGACCAAACCTCCGCCGTCGCCATGCAAACCATCCAGGCTCTTGTTGATTCCACCCTCAAAACCCAGGCCGAAACCACCCGCTGCATGGTCACAATGACCTCCACCCTCGCCGCCCTCGCCAATCACTTTGCCGGTGCTGTTCCCGCTCCGCAGCCCGCCCCGCAGCCCGTCACCGTCACCCCCAAGGATTATGCCGTCCATGATGAACCTATCCCCAGCCCCAAAAACGAATCCACCCCGGCCCCTTCCCCGCAAAAGTCAAATGTCTCTGTTGCTGTAACCTCCAAACCTGTATCTGCCCCCGTCACCTGGCGTGATGAAGTCTACCAGACCATGGATAAAATCATCCGCAACGCCCCGGAGCTTTACTCCTCCCGCCGCGATATCCTCAACCAGATCTACACCAAAATGAAACGCGATTACGGCTTTGTCCAGGAACAGGAGCGCATCAACTACCGCAAGTCCCACCCCTATACTTCTTATCTCTCCACCATCCAAATTATCGAATCCTCCACTACCTACCGCGAAATCTTCGATTCTATTTTGAACGATCTCTATAACGATGCCATCATCAAGCACGTCCGCAAAAACGATTCCAACCCCAACTCTCAGCTTCCCCTCGGTGTCCAGCGTGAACTCGGCCTCATTAAAACCGAACCCTGCATCATCAAATCTCCGGCCACATCCGTTCTGGATGAACAGCCCGTTCCCGCCCCCCTGCCGGATGAATCCGCAAAGCAGCCCAAGCCCGCCCCTTCTCAGTCCCTTTTGGATGAACGTGCTGCCGCCATCAATGCCGCAATTGCCAAGGCCGCTGCTATCTACTATGATACCTCCTGCAACTTCTCCGTCACCTACCGCAACGTCTATAAAATCATGAACACCGATTGGAACGAAGCTCACATCCAGTTCCGCAACCGCTATAACCGCACCGCCCAGCAGCTCAAAACCCTTGTCATGTACAGCGGCGTCCTGTTTGATCGCTTCAATACCGCCGTCAACACTTATATTAACGCCGCATCCAAGCCGGAAGTTGAATCCGCACCCGTAAAGGAGGCTTGAAATATGTCCACCCTCACCATCCCCGTTCAAACCAAACAAACCCTCACCGGCACCTACGCCAAGTCCGGCAATGATCTTTATTTCATCTCCGAAGAACCCGACCTCTTCCCTCCCAACCCCCGCACGGATTGGGATTGCTACTCCACATTCTATATCGCCCCCAACCGTTATTTTTCCGGTGATAAACCTGTCAACGCTTTTGTCCCTGATGTCAAAGCCGGCATTGAATCCGAATACGTCAAGCTTCCCATCTATGCCTACGTTCACTCCGCCATCGCTCTCTCCACCACGCCGTTCCATGATGATTTTGATTCCGGCCTTGCCGGTTTCGCCGTCTGCACCCGCCAGGACGTGGCTGACCTCGGCTACTCCACCCCGGACTGGCGCTCCCGTGCGGAGAACGTGATCGAAAGTGAGCTTGAACTCTATCAGCAGTACCTCAACGGCGAAGCAAAAGTTCTCACCCTCTATCAATATGTCCCCGATTCCAATAAGTGGGAAGAAAACAATTCCTGCGGCGGCTGCTACAACATCGAATCCGATCAGGATATGGTTGATGTCTTCTTTTCCAACGCCACCGCCATCGACCACCCCGATTTTGAATCCTGAACCCCCTACATACAAAAAGGAAGTTGATCCCATGTTCTACACCGTTAATGATAAAGAATATTCTTCCGATTCCACCCCCAACCAAAAAATTCTCGACCAGCTCATCAACCGCGAAGTCTTCTGCAATATGAACCAGGAAATGGATTTTATCCTCTCCGCCCTCGCTTATGACGCCAGCATCCCGGAAGATCCTCCTTTCGATGAATCCGATTACGAATCCGCTATCTGTGATGCTTCCTTCCAAACCTGCTCCGAGTGCGGTAATTCCAGCTACTTTGATGAAGTTGATGTCCCGGACCTCGATGATTCCAAATTTCAAAACCCGGATTATGATTCTGACGTTCCGGAACCTGTTGACCCCTATATCTGCCCCGTCTGCGGCCTCACCTACCCTACTCTCGCCCAAGCCCGTGCCTGCTGCGAGTCCGAAACCGTTCATGTCTGCCAGTGTTGCGGTGCTGTCTACAGCGACGATGAATACGATGACCTCGATACCACCCCGCCCGAAATCTTTGAATGGTGGGCAGTCTCCGACTGGTTCGGTGAAAAGCTTAAAGCCCGCGGTGAAGTTGTTCTTGATTGCTGGGGCAAGTCCTACTGGGGCCGCCAGACCACCGGTCAGCCCATCTCTCTTGATTTCGTTATCGCTTCCATCGCCAAGGAAATGCAAATCCTGGATGGCCAGCCCCATTCCTGGGCACCCAAACCCCAGTCCAAATCCGGCAGCCCCACCCCTATGCCGAGTCCTATCGTCCCTGACGCTGCTTGTTATGGCGCTCATACTGTTCAATGAGGTGATTTTCTATGACCTTCCAAGACCTCTACCTCGGCCAGCGCGTCCGCATCCTCTCCTGGGATGAACTCAATTCCATCAGCCATCACGATAGTGCCTATGGTATTCGCTTGCCGAACAACTCATTCTTTAATAGCGAAATGAAATACCTCTGCGGTGCCACTCTCACCATCGTAAACGAACCTTCCTATTTTGACAGAGATAAACGTTATCTTTCTTCCGATATCTTCCAGTTCGACGATTCTCTTCTTTCTCTTTCTTGTGGCAGCCCCTCTACAATTGGATTCCGCCGCTGGCTTCTCTCACCCGCCATGCTCGCCCCTCTTAACGAATCCTCTTCCGTCATTCCTCCCGCCATCTCTTTTGACCAACTCCTTGCCGGAGGTGAACTCCCTCAATGAAACCTCTTAACCCTGCCAATTATCCCACCTATAACGTTGGAGATAAAGTCACCATCCGTCAGTGGGATGATATGGCCGCTGAATTCGGTTTGGACGAATATGGTGGAATCAAAGTCCCAAAAACTTTCACAATGTATATGAAAAAATATTGCGGACAGACATTCCCCATTGTTCATGTAAACCGCTATACATCTCCAAAATTTGATTCTTATTTTTTCGACGGTACTTCCGTGGTTTTTTCTTCTCCCATGTTTGAACAATCCAAACCTCAATCCGTTCCGCCCTCTTCTCTTACCTTTGATTCTCTTCTCCAAGGTGGTGACTTCTTTTGATTTCTCCCGAAACAATCGATCTTTTTTACCCCACCATCCTTCCTAACCAAAAAATTCTCTTCCCCTCCTTCGCTCAATGTAAAGCTCTCTATGATGATTTTCGCCAAAGCTCTAATTTACGCAAACAATCCGTCGCTCCCTATATGAACTTATCAGCTCGATTTCATTTCGGTTTTTGTCCTGTTTCTGACGTTACCGCTGTTTCCCGCGGTGATTTTGATTCCCCTCAAACCGTCACCGCCACAGGTGTCTGCAATAAACATTTCTTTGGGTTCACCACCCAGGACGGCAAAATGTATTACGCTTCAAAAATTTATGCTGCCTACCAATCTCTTATTGAATCCTCCCCCGTGCCTACTCCTCCCTCTCCCATTTCCTTCGATGATTTACTTCAAGGTGGTGCTTAACCTATGCCGTCTTATCCTCACAAATTTCAGCCTGGCGATACGGTCACCATCCGCGCTTGGGATGATATGCTCTCTCAATATGGCAGCCTGGGTGAACAACTAGGGATTAAAACCCCTTATGTAGCCTTTGGAAATGATATGAAACAGTTTTGCGGTCGCTCTTTCAAAGTCAAACGTGTCCGGCCATCCATTAACGATGAACATTGGATCTATGTATTAGACGGCAGCTGGTTCCCTTTCCCTTTTACCGAATATATGTTCGCTTCTGTCCTGCCTGTTCCTACTTCTACCATTTCCTTCGATGATCTTATAAAAGGAGTCACATAATGAGTTCGTATTTTCCTCAAGTCGGTGATTTTGTTATGATCCGCCCCTGGGATGATATGGTAAAAGAGTTTGGCACTGATTCCTATGGGGATATCCCAACGCTTCCTATCGCCATCTTTCAAAGTGTCAATAACCCACGACTAAAGTCGCGGGCTTGCTCCAGCGAGTCCGTACTTTAGAAGTGTCCGCAAGGATATGTTGACTACCCTTTGCACATTAAGTTGTGCCCCGTTATAAGCGAATAGATAGTTACCGCATAGTGTAAATCCTAGCCGTGCGCTCTAAGACAACACATCACATAAAGCCGAGGTAAAGCCGACAGGTGTGGCTGTATTAAACCGTTTATAACCTTGGGGAAGGATTTTTACCCTCTTCGGAGGAGAGAGTAGCTTTTTATTAGCTGCTAATTTATCAAAAGGAGCATGGCATTATGCAATATGTGTATGTACTTAACAAGCATGGCAAGCCCTTGATGCCGTGCTCACCCGGAAAGGCTCGTCTGTTGTTAAAACAGCAAAAAGCACACGTTGTAAAACGCACACCGTTCACTATTAAACTCCTGTACGGAAGTGCAGGATATAAACAACACATCACTCTCGGTGTTGATGCTGGCAGCAAGCATGTCGGCTTGTCTGCATCTACAGAAAAACTCGAACTCTATTGCGAAGAATTTACTCCTCGTAATGATGTAGTAGATTTGCTTTCTACACGCCGTGCTTTTAGACGCAGCAGACGTAACCGCAAGACCCGCTATTGCCAAACATCCAAAAGCACAGCACTGTGAAAACAGCTATCGCTCTAAAGCTGTAAGGCATCACAATCGGCAAATCCATAAAGCAAAAATGCTGAAAGGTGGAATTCGAAAGCTGAATCAAGCACCCTATATCGTTAAAGGATTTCGTCTCTGGGACAAAGTGTTGTATAACGGTCAAGAGTGTTTTATTTCGGGACGCAGGTCTTCAGGATATTTTGCTTTAAGGAAACTTGATGGTACCGCCATCACAAACAGTGCATCATTTAAGAAATTGCAGCTTTTAGAAGCTACATCAAGCTATTTAATAGAAAGGATGTGAGCGCGGCAATTTATCCCTATGCCTAAAGGCAGGGGTATCCTTGCCGCAATGCGATGAATTTCAATCCTCAGCCCGGTGATATCGTCACCATTCGTACATGGGATGACATGGCAGAAGAATACGGTTTGAATGAAAGTGGTGGAATTAAAACTCCGTTTCTCACCATTTTGGAAGGTATGAAACAATTCTGCGGCCACTCTTACATTGTAAAACGATCTGATAGACAATCATGTTCTTTTTACGATTTCCCTTTTTACTTCCCTATCTGTGCTCTTACCAATTATTCTTCCTCCTCGCAATCCATTCCCATTTCCTCCATCTCTTTTGATTCCCTCATCCAGCCTCTCACCACCCCCTGAAAGGACCACCTCAATGAAACAATTTTTCCAAACTGACCCGGACACCCGCCAGTATTGCCGTGCGCTCTCTCCCACTACATACCAGTTCACTGACATCGTTCCTTTCCACTCCAAATCGGCTTCTCCCAACCGCAATTATTATGCCGTTGCCGCCGAAACGATTGACCTCTCTGCCTACACCATCCGCCAGCTGGAACAGGCCGTTGAGCCTTATTACTGTTCTCTGCGCGGTCTTGTCTCCGCCTATGGTTCTGATACCACCTTGCCGGAAATTCTGCAAATCATCGCGGAATGTATCTTTGAAAATATTGAAACCCCAAAACTTGTTTCCCCTGCTGCTGATTATCCCCGTGTTGTCTCCTACCAGCGCCAGTGGATTTCCCGCCAGGAATCTATCCCCGGCCTGCCCAAAACAATGTTCAAATCTCTCACCGATCCCGCCGCTGCATCTTAAATTAAGGAGATGATTCTATGTCCTACTTCAACCGCTATACCCTCGATGTCTTCCGCGATGATACCCCCGCTTTTATCCCGGAGCAAACCCGCTGTGCCATCCAGCATGAACTCCAAACCTTTTACGCCGATGCTTCCCCTTGCCTCAGACCCTTCGATCCTTCCGCCTATTTTTATGATGACGAGAACGATATCCTCACCTTCGACCCCGAAAACGAATGTCCGTTCGATGTCGCCAACGATATGATCGCTCTCTCCCGCTCCTTCCCTTCCCTCACCTTCCGTATTACCTCCAAAGGCGAATGTGACGATGACTACTGGCGTCAGTATTTTGTCAATGGCAAAACCTGTACCTGCCCCGGCAAAATCGAAATCACTTACGCCCCCTATAACCCCCGCAATCTCGAAGCCCCGTACTGATAACCGTACCACTTCCCGTTTTTGTAATATTTTCCACCACCTTGTTTTACTTTTAACATTGTTCTATAACAAAAATTAAAAGGAGTTACATATTTATGAAAATCGTCAACACCGGCATCAAGTACCAGATCTACGATGATTCCCTTCGCACCTTTGATTCCCTGCCCGCCGCCACCTACTGCGTCCGCTTCTCCAAGCTCAGCGGCTTCTATCTGGAATCCCGCCCCAATATGCAGGTCAACGAAACTGTCTATGGCCCGCATGAATCCAAGGTCGAAAAAGTCATTGCGTCCTACAACGCTTTCACGCGTTCTCTTGGCGTCATCCTCAGCGGCGCAAAAGGTATCGGCAAGTCCATGTTCGCTCGCTTGCTCTCCACCCGCGCCATCTCTGCCGGCTTGCCCGTCCTCATTGTCGATGAAGCCATCCCCGGCATCGCCTCCTACCTCGAATCCATCGACCAGGAAGTCATGATCCTCTTTGATGAATTCGATAAAACCTTCGCTCACCCCTCCGATGATGATAAAACCGATCCTCAGTCCACCATGCTCTCCCTGTTCGATGGCACATCCAACGGCAAGCGCCTCTTCGTTGTCACCTGCAATGATCTCAAAGGTCTCAATGATTTCCTTGTCAACCGTCCCGGCCGCTTCCACTACCATTTCCGCTTCGATTACCCCACCGCCGATGAAATCCGCACCTATATGCAGGATAAGCTCAAGCCGGAATATTATGACCAGATCGATGCCGTCATCGGTTTTGCCGGTCGCGTTGACCTCAATTATGACTGCCTGCGTTCCATCGCCTTTGAACTCAACACCGGTCTGCCTTTCACGGAAGCCATCAAGGATCTGAACATCATCAACCTCAACGCTGAGCGCTATAACATCACCATGAAATTCGCAAACGGTGTTGTCTATACTGCCAGCAATGTCAGCTGTGATCTCTTCGCCCCCTCCTCGGAAGAATACGTTCGCTTCTATAACAAAAATGACAATTTCATCTTCGAAGTCACCTACAACAATGATTCCGTTCAGTTCGATAAAACCTCCGGCACTCCCTTTGTTGAAGGCAAGGACCTCACATTCAGATACCGCAACATCTCCGATGATGAACTCTCTGATCCGGATGAAAAAGCTTGCTATGATGCCATCACCCAGATCAAATCCACCACTCCCGCCGCTCTCACTTTCCGCCGCGTCCGCTCCCGCGATATCCACTACGCCGTCTAAAGGGGGTTGTCCCATGTCCGCCACAAATCCACTTTACGGTGAAGAGCTTCACTGCCGTCACTGCGCTTATCATGGCATCAAATGTAAACGTGCCAATAACACCACTGTCAATCTTGTTTCGGATTGCGCTCATCCTCACTACGGTTCCTATCAGGGCATCTGTTCTGATTTTGCTCCCAATCCCAACTACCCGTTCTACTTCAAAAACTGGACAAGCTTCCAGGATTATTTTGATCACGCCGCCCCGGATATCCCCCGTCCCAACCTGGCCGATCAAACTGCCGCCGCTGTTTTCTGTTTCAATGGCGATCGCAGCACTCTTTACTTTGTCAGCCAGAACGATTTTATCTTCGGCAACCTCTATCAGGATGGTAAGCTCCGCACCGTCTATCGCCAGGTCAAAACCAAAAACATTCATTCTTCGTCCGGCTATTCCTACCCAACCGAAGCCTGTGATTTCACTCCTCTGCCCCAAGGTGCAGCCGTTCCGCCGGAAGCCATCTGCACCACCACGCCCGCCTATCCGCCTCTAATCTACACCCCGCCTCTCACCCCGGAACAGGATTGTCCTTACCCCTATGATGAAACTTTTACCCCAAAAGTTTGGGAAGGCAATGATTTCATGCCGCCGCCCACCGTCTGCCCTTGGGGTCCCAACGTCCACCGCTGGCTCTCTTATTTTGGCGAAGGCTACACCTCGGCAAAGGATGATTCTCCCCTCGATCTCTACTGTTCTCCGTCCGCTGGCATCCGCCTGCAAGTTACCGGCCCCTACTTTTACTTAACGGAAACTCACCCCGGTACCGAGCTTCTTTTCACCAACAATGAATCCCATCGCAACTTTCTGGCTCAAGCCTGCACTCTTGCCCACCGCGATATGTCCAGGGACCGTGCCCTGCAACTCCTCTCCCGCACAAAACCGGATTGCAAACTCTGGCAGATTTTGCGTGCTCACTGCCTGCCCCTTGCCCAGTCCGCCTATGATTTCACCCAATAAATCGGGTATTTGCAAAAATAGGTGGTTTGAATAAAACCATCTGTTTTTACAAATACCACAGGCATTTGGATGTTTGTTGCGCCTATCGATTTTCCCAGTTGATAGCTCCGCACGAGTGGCATTGTCTCGTACAATACCGCTCACAGCAAACACCCAGCCAAGGGAAACACAACCTCCTGTTTCAGCAGGAGAGACTTACAGTAAAAGGAGGGTAGCGTATATGCCTACTGTATATGTGTTAAACAAAGATGGTAAACCTTTGATGCCAACGACTCGCTGTATGCATGTGCGCCATCTCCTTAAGAATGGAAAAGCACGAGTCGTAAAATCAAAACCGTTTACTATCCAGTTGCTTTATGAAACTGATGATGTAGTTCAACCCCTATACTTGGGTATCGACCCTGGTAGGACCAACATCGGCGTTGCCGTTGTCAAAGCAGACGGGGCGGCGGTCTTTACTGCGCATCTTGAGACCCGCAATAAGGAAGTCCCTAAGCTGATGAAAAAGCGTAAGGAATCACGCTGCGCAAGACGCACCAACGGCAGACGCTGCCGCCGTCAGCGGAGAGCAAAAACCAGCGGCACTATTTCTAAGAAGTGCGTAAAGCAAACCACTGCTCAAAATGGTAGTGTTAGTAAACGTGCAAAAGAAATTGGCGTTATCAAGCGCCATCTTCCGGGTTGTGAGAAAGATGTACTTTGCATTGGTATCAAAAACAAAGAGGCAAAGTTCACCAATCGTGCAAGACCGGAAGGATGGCTTACGCCTACTGCAAATCAGTTGCTACAGACACACATCAACTTGGTGAAGAAAATTCAGAAGTTTCTTCCTATCAGTGATGTTGTGCTTGAAGTCAACAAATTTGCGTTCATGCAGCTTGACAACCCTAACATTCAGAAATGGCAGTATCAGCAAGGCCCACTCTACCAAAAAGGGAGCCTTGAAAATGCTGTTTCTGAAATGCAGGAACACCATTGCCTATTTTGTGAGAAGCCTATTGAACATTACCATCATGTAGTACCAAAATCCGAAAACGGTAGCAACACTATCGCCAATATTGTTGGTCTATGCACGGAGCATCACAATCTCGTTCATAAGGATGCTACCTGGCAAAAGAAACTCGCCAAAGAAAAAGTCGGACTCGTCAAAAAGTACAGTGCTTTGAGCGTATTGAATCAAATCATTCCGGCATTGACGAAAGAGATGAATTCTCTTTTTCCGAAGCATTTCTTTGTGACCAATGGTAAAAGTACCTACGACTATCGTACAGCGCACGGTGTGAGTAAAGACCATTGGCTTGATGCTTATTGCATTGCCTGTTCTGTTTTACCCAACGATGTTTGTGATAGCAATATAAACAGCCATGTGCCATACGAATTAAAGCAGTTCCGCCGCCATGATAGAAGAGTGCTACACAAAGCGAACATGAGCCGCGTGTACACACTCAATGGCAAAACAGTGGCAACGAATCGCCACAAGGCTATTAAACAGACTACCGACAGTTTGGAAGAGTTTCGTCAAAGCCATCCAGGTGATGTTTGCAAGCTCAAGGTGAAAGAGCATCATCCTGCATATAGAAACTTGAACCGTAACTATCCAGGAAGCGTATTTCTTGTTGACGGGCAAGTTCATGTGATGCAAGGAGTTAGCGGCTCACATAATGGCAAAGCAGATGGATATTACAATACGAATGGCAACGCATATCCATATTATAAATGTAAATTTGTTGTCAAAAACGAAGGAATTGTATTTGCATAAATTAGTAGACCACCTATTTTCAAATAGAAAATCACCTAATTTTGCAAATACCCAAATCCAACAAGGAGCTGACCTACTCCCCTCATGTCTTCCCGTCTTGATCCTCTTGCCCGCAATTATTATCGCCGCAACAACTACCGGCAAACAGCCGGCTACCCCAAGCGTGAATGGACTACTGAGGAAATGAACCTTATCCTCGCCCACTCCATCCCCGACCGTCAACTTTCCGCCCGTCTTCAGCGCAGCGTCCAGTCCATCCAGGTCATGCGCTGCCGTCTTCGTTCCAAATAGATTTCAATTTTCAAAATTCAAGGAGGTAGCAATATGCCAATTCTTTGTCTTCTCGCGGCTATTGTTATCGCAGCTCTTATGTTTGCCGCTGTATATGTCTTCTCATATGGTATTGCCAAAGTCGCCCTTAAAGTTCTTCCTGAATCCGACCCCAACGAAGGTCTTCCCATGTGTGCCCGCAAACAGCAGGAGGTCCAAGATTCCTGGCTCGCCATCGCTGAAAATGGCCACAACCTGCGTGGCGAATACGCTTTCCAGGTTCAGCAAGAACTCCACTGTTCCTGGTCAGAGGCAATCTATATTATGATTTGCCACGACTGTGAAGATATGGGCATCCAGGTCAATCATGAATACGCTGCCAATGTTTCCGGCTATTCTATCGAACAACTCAACCGTCGTTCTCTTGAACAATACCGCGTCCCCGGTACCTGGGAATCTCAACCTCTCCCTGGCCACGAAGGCAAAACCCTCACTTACGCTCAGGCTCAGGAAGCCATGAAAAATCGAAAGGAGCACTAAAATGAAAAAGAATAATGATAAAGGTACCCTGATTTTTATCGGTATCTGCTTTGTTCTTATAGTTCTTGATATCGCTGTTAAACTCTACACCATGTAAGATCAAGGCAGGTGAATCATTATGCCCATCAAATTTCTTCTCCTCCTCCTTATGTTTTTCTCCCACCTCATTGCCGATTACAATCTCCAGGGCATCCTCGCTGATTTCAAGCAGCGTTTGTGGTGGGACCTCAAGTACTCCAAGGTGTTCGTTCAGGAACACTATCCTGTTGATTACATCACCGCTCTCATCGAGCATTCCTTCATGTGGTCAACTTGCATCATAATTCCGCTTCTGGTTTACTCTCTGTTCGTTCCTTATAATCCCCATGCAATTGCCTATTTCTGTTCCTCCATTCTTACCAATACCGGTTTTCATGCTATTATTGACCACCAAAAAGCAAACGAAGGTTCTATCTCTCTTACCACCGACCAGCTCCTTCATACCGGTCAAATCTTTTTTACCTGGCTGTTCTTCGTTCTGTCCTATTAAAAAAATAAAAACCAGGGTCGCAAAACCCTGGCGTACATCCTCCCATTCAAAGGAGCTTTATCATGAATTCTATCCCTCAGTCCTCCCAACAGCTTGTTGAGTTGCTCAAATCCAAATCCATTCACATCTCTGCTGCCGAAAGCTGCACCGCCGGCCTCTTCTCTTCCTCTCTCTCCAGCATCCCCGGCGCATCCAGCGTTATGGAGTACGGCTTTATCACTTACTCTGCCGCTGCCAAAATGAACCTTGTCTCTGTCAAACCGGACACCATCAAGAATTACACTGTTTATTCCGGTCCTGTCGCCGCCCAAATGGCAATCGGCGCAGCTCAAAAATCTGGCGCAGAGCTTGGCGTTGGCATCACCGGCATTGCAGGTCCTCATGCGGAATCTCAGCCTGTCGGCACTGTCTATATCGCCGTGGCCAATTCGGAGATCCAAAATGTTTTCGTTCGCCGCTATCTTTTTCAGGATCACGACCGCAACATCATCCGTCAAAAAGCCGTCCTTGCTGCCATGGATCTTGTCACCGCCGTCATCACTTCCACCGGCCGCCAGCCCCACTTTGCCTGGTCCTGCAGCCCCGCCATTATCCATACCGTAACCGAATCCAAAACCCACTCATTCTAATCACTATATAATAAGGTAGGTAATTTGCTATGAATAGAGAACGCCGCTCCAGAATTCGCGGTCTTATCAAGGCTTTCAAGGATCTCTCCTCCACCATTCAGAATGATCTCTCCTCCCAAGTTCAGGACCTGCACGATCTTGAGGAAGAAGCCTTCGATAATATGCCGGAGTCTATGCAGGATTCCGACCGCGGCACCGCCATGCAAGATGCCATGGATGAACTTCAGTCCGCTGTTGATCTCTGTTCCGAAGCCTCCGATGCCATTGATTCCATCGTGGATTCTTTACAGGCCGCTACAGAATGATTTTCCCTCCCCATCAGGTAGTCTACCGTGCAGTGCATCTCGTCCGCCAATACACCCAGCGCCCAAAACCCTGGGTAATTGATTCCGTTCTCCCACCCCATCACGGTGTGGGTTCCGCATCGCAGCCGCTCTGCCAGTTCCCGCTGGCTTATCCCGTTTGCCTTGCGCCACTCTCGTATAATTTGCCCAATCTCCATATTTTCGTGTCCCCTTTTCAATATTGGTACAGGTTTCCGTTCTAGTATCTTGAATTCCTTTGTGCTATACTCGCATTATACAACAAATGGTTGTCAATTACAACTATTGGGATTAAATTCCCACCATTTTCCAGTCCATCTTTTCGGACGTCAACGAATAAGGAGGAGCCATGAACACACAAACTATTACCCTTGCCCAGCTTGCCACCGCCTGCCAAAACGCAGCCTACATCAATGTCCACCTCTACACCCCGGCCATGTCTTCCCTTTCCACCTTCAAGCCAGATCAAATCCGCTTCATGTCTGCCTCCACCGGTGTCCCGCTGCTTCGCTTCCAAAGCAAAGCCAGCACCATCGTCCTGCAGGCTCTCAACATTCAGGCCGCCGTCACCCCCAGCACCCCCGGCAACGAGATCCCTTTTGGCCGCTGTACCTACTCCTACACCACCTATGATTTCCTTTTGGATGGTGTAAATTATTCCGTAAATATTTTTCAAAAATCTTGAATTTTACTGTTGACTTCTTGTAAGTAACGTGGTATGATAATATCACAAGGTAAGCAATAAATAAGTAAAGGAGGTTTCCCCGCTATGTTCAAACCCAGTACATCGGTTCCCAAGTTTGGCGAAATCCGGCTGGGCTGTGCTCCGCAAGACCATGCCCTGCTCGGTACGCACAAGTACGTTGGTATTCATCCCTATCTGGTCGTCAGCAATGATGTTTATAACAAATTCAGCGGCCAGTGTGATGTTATTCCCTTCACCACCAAGCGCTTTGCAAGTGCCAGTCCAACGCATGTTGATTACCCAGCCGGTTCCATCCGCGGTCTTACGCGGGATTCTACTCTCGTGGTCGAAGCGCGGGATACTCTCCTGAACTCTCAGCTTGGTGAACCGATTGCCCGTTTCTCAGATGAAAACTGGCAGCGGGCCAAAAAAGCTTTCCTCACTCAAAATCCATTCCTTACCCGCTGGGTCATCCCGGAACCCCGCCCAACACCGGTTGCATAGTTTTTCTTTGCATTTCCTGTCTACATACGTTATACTATAAATAACTAGAAAGGCAGGATCTGTATGGGCAAAACTATTATCGATCGGTATAACAATGATTCTGTTCGTATTGATCGTTATCAGCAACTTATCTCTGATATTACCAATGCTTATATTACGGTCAATCACGGCAAAACCGTTCCGCAGTATATCCAAAAAATCATTCCCCGGCTTTCCTACACGCTCGAAACGTATGAGCATCAGTACGGTACCCGGTTTAAATCCTTTTCCTATCAGCAGTACGCATCGTTTTATAAGCAGGCAATCATCGGCAACTCGGCAAGTGCAGTTATCAACCGCAACAAGCTGGTCCTTCTCTCCTGTTACCTGGATTACCTGGTTCTTCAAAACGTTATCACGCTGGATCAGTCAACAGGTCATCCGTTCCGTCAGTTTCTTCAGATGTCACTGGCTGATAATGAGGACGATTCTCAAATTTCGTCCAAGCCATCCCTCACTACCGTTTCCAATCCCAGCAAACCCACTCTGCAGCAGTCCCTTGATTCCTATTCTCAGCAGATGCTCTTTTCTGATGAAGAATTCGAATCTCTGCTGGAAGCTATCTTTAATAACAGCGATCTGGACTGTATGCCCCGTGCAATCTATACCCTTGCCTGGTGCGGTGTGGAGGTCAAAAACATTGCTCTTATCAAAAAAGCGGATGTCGATCTTACCCGTATGGTAATTTACGCCACCGAACAAAATCACCTCCCGCAGGATATTGTGATTTCTTCCTCTTTCTGCTGTATCAACCTTGAAAAAGCCATGCTTGCGCAAAGTATCCTGGTGCCCAATCGTACCGGTATGCGTGAAGTATTGTTTTTTGGCCGCGATGATTATGTGATTCGTGGTGTAAAAGGCGCCAACAAGGCCGAAACGCCGGACCCGGACGCCAGCGGTTTTTATATCGTCAATAATATCAACCGCGTCTATTCTCAGCGCCAAGAACAGCTTCCGGTGAACAATCCCTTCAAAAACAAAAAAGTTCTCGTCAGCTCTTGTTATAAATCCGGCCGGTTCCTGAGGCTCTTCAAAACACAACAGCTGTCAGAAAAACTCTGGGGCGTTTATAGCAATGATTTCGTTTACTCTTACAAAAAGTGGTTGTCTTACAAGCAGCTCAACTTAAAATAATTTTTTCTCATCGTGGGGCATCGTCGTCCCACATTTTTACGGGCGCTATATTACAAGTTTTCGCAAACACTATTTTCAGGAGGTTTTTCCCATGACTACCGAATCCATGTCCATTCACCGCGCTCTGGTGGAACTCAAAACTATTGATTCCCGCATCATCAAAAAGATCGATTCCGCCAAGTTCTGTGTCGCCGCCAAAGCCAAAGCTACCAAGCTCGGTGCAATCACGGTGGATGAATTCAAAACATCCGCTCAGGCCAGTTATGATTCCGCTATGGACCTCATCAATCGCCGCAACGCCATCAAGGCCGCTGTCTCCAAGTCCAACGCGGTTACAGAAATTTCAGTCAACAATAAAACTTATACCGTGGCCGAAGCTATCTCTCTCAAACAGCACGGCATGGAATATATCGACTACCTGCGCAGCCATATTCAGGCTCAGTATTCAAACGAAACCTCTCAGATCACTTCCGCCAATCTCCGTGTGGAAGCCAAGGCCGATGATATGGTCAAATCGATCTGCGGCGGCGATTCCAAAACCAAGGATGCCGATCCTGAAACTGTCGCCAAGATCCGCAACACCTATCTTGAACAGAACTCCATGGAGCTGGTCGATGGCCTCACCAAAGGCTGTACTCAAATCATTGAAGACCTGCAGTCCCAGATCAATTCCTTCAACAACGAAATTGATTCCGCCCTCTCTGTTTCCAACGCCATTACCCAGATCACATTTAGCTACTAAGCTGTTTTGATACCATTTGCCTGTATACCGAAAGCGTCAAACCACAAGCCGCTTTGTCCGCTGTGGAATAATGACAAAGTTAAAACTATAAACACCTGTTCCACGCTATCAATAATTATGATAAAAAATATTGGTTCATTCCTCGCGGCTGCGTTTTTGTATGCCCAGCCCGCCAGGATGAATGTATTTGCCCGGAAAGTTTAATGCTTAACGCTTAAACCTCAACGCTCAAATTTCAAACCTTATTTTTCATCAAAGTTTATTCTTCAACCCCCAAGGCTCAAGGCTCTATTAAATCCTTGGCGCAAGGTCATGTGCATGGCTGTGTCGGCACCTCGCTGTCCTCAAGGCTGGTACATGGGCAACGTGCGAAGGCGGTAGCACGTTAAAACAATCCGCCCTGGTATGATTCCCGGCAGGTCGGCTGCTTTACCGGTCCAATCCCGGCAGGAATCTCAGCGTCCGCAGCTTAAAGCGGTCAAGCGCCCGACTTGTAATCGGGAGATTGTTGGTTCAATCCCAACCGGGCGCTAATCTGGGGTGTTCGTATAACGGTTCGTACTCCTGCCTTCCAAGCAGGCAGCGCCGGTTAAACTCCGGTACACCCCTCCACAACAGAATAACTTCATTTTGATTTTCACACCGTAAAGTCCCGTCACACCGGCGCGGCCGTGGATTGGCCGCACCGGGTAGCAAACGGCTCCACACCTCGGTCATATCCAGTGGTCAGCGGCTTTTTCGGGGTTCTTGCTTCCATTCAGTTCAAACAGTTTGTCGAGCTGTCTGCGGCTGAAAATGCTCTGCTCGTATTTCCAAATGAACCGCGAAAAGCTTACGCCCTCGTTGTTATCAAATGCAGGCCACTCGTCGTAAATGGCGTTGTTACAATTTTCCTGTAACGGCGTATATCCAGGTGTTCGAATTTGAAGCTATGTACCCGTCACCAGTACAAGTATATGTACCATATCGCGGGGTGTCGTCTCCATCATGAATTTATTCTGTTATTATGCCAGGTTAGCTCAATGGCAGAGCAGCCGTTTTGTAAGCGGCAGGTTGTGGGTTCAAGTCCCCCACCTGGCTCCACCGTTCCGGTTCACTCCGGGGCGTCATGGCTCCCAGCGCCGGTCAAGTCTGGGGTACGCGGAGGGCAATCTCTCCGTCAAATCAGTGGGTGAAATAAACTCGCTGGACGCTTTATTCTGGTCTAACCCCCAGATGCTAAAGCAATGGCAGAGCAGCGGCACACTGCCTCAAAACTATTCCGTTTGCACCTTCGGGCAGGTAACAGTCCACCTTGCCGGGTTCAAAGCCGTCTTTACGGCAGTCTTAACACGCAGCACCCGGCATGAAACCGATCGGCGGAACTTCCAGTTGGCTTCCAAACACCTTTCCAACTGGTGGCAAGACGGGAAAGTCCTCCGGGCTGCGGCGAGTGGTAAGCAGCGGTAAGTACCTATCGACATATGGTGAGACGGCCAAGCACGTCACTGGTACCTCAAGGGTGGGATGCCCTTTCACATGGAGCAATACTCAAGCTGGTTTAAGAGGCGTCCCTGCTAAGGACGTAGCCAACAACCCCGCCTAAACCGGTCCTCCGGTTATAGATGGGATTTACGGGGAAACTCGTAAGTCCGGTTGGTTAGCCTAAGTCTGCTGCTCCGGCAACAGGAAACTACGTTGTGTACCAATAATATAGGCACCTTACTCATGCTCCACAAGTGGTAAGCTCTGCGGACGGCTCGTTAAACATCTCTGAGGGTAGGAGAAGTGCGAACGTCATGTCGAAAGGCTAAAACGGTATAACAACATTGGCGATGTGGACCACAGGGCGCAAGCCCTGACTTATTGATTTATTATTTACGAAAGGGGTGCCTTGCATGAGCACTTGTGCTTGTGTTTTCAGTAAAAGCGGCAAACGCCTGATGCCGACCATCCGTCTTGGCAAGGTGCGCCATCTTCTGAAAGACGGAAAGGCAAAAATTATTAAGCATCATCCGTTTACCATCCAGTTGCTGTATGACAGCGAAACGAATATTCAACCCATCGAAATCTGCGAGGATGTGGGTTACAACTACATTGGCATCAGCGTGAAAAGCCAATCTCACGAATATGTGTCTGTACAATATGATACATTGCAGGATGAGAAAGACTGCCACGATAGTTGTCGTAAGATGCGCCGCATCCGTAGAAACAGGTTACGTTACCGCAAGCCGCGTTTCGATAATCGTAAGCGTAATAAAGGTTGGCTTGCGCCCTCTCTTGAACATAAGAAAGAACTCAATGTTAATGTCATCAAGATGTATTGCAAGGTAGTTCCTATTACGCATGTAACTGTTGAAGTTGGTTCTTTCGACACAATGCTTGTAAAAGCCATCCAAGAGGGTAAAGCTATACCGGAAGGCGCAGATTATCAAAAAGGCCCTCGCTACAATTTGGCAACACTACGGGAGGCGGTATTCTATCGCGATAACTACACTTGCCAAGTTTGTGGCCGTGAAATCCAAAAAGACGGTGCCATTTTGCATGTGCATCATATGTTCTATTGGAAGGGCCGCCACGGCAATAGTCTTAGTGAACTTCTTACTGTGTGTGAAAAATGCCATACACCGGCTAACCATCAAAAAGGCGGCAAGCTGTACGGATTCGGTGAAGATATAAAATTTGCAAATCTATCCGGCGCAGCATTTATGAACACTGTGCGCTGGCAAATCGTTAATGAACTTTACGCTGTTTTTGGAAAACCGTTCGTCACATTCACTTATGGCGCAATGACCAAAGAAAAGCGGATTGCCTTTCATCTTGAAAAGTGTCATAACAACGATGCGTATGCAATGGGGAACTTTCATCCAGTTGACCGCTGCGCGTTTGAACATTATAAAAAGGTGAAACGCAATAACCGCATTCTCGAAAAATTTCATGATTCCCAGTACATTGACATCCGCACCGGCAAAGTGGCTAACGGCAGAAGCCTCTTTAACGGTAGAATCAACCGCAGCCATAAAAAGAATTCCGAGAACCTGCACAAGTATCGTGGGAAAAGGACTCGTAAAGGCTACCGTGCTCTACGCCGCAAAAAGGTAGCCCTCAATCCCGGTGACTTGGTTTCTCTTAACGGAGAAATTCTTGTTGTCCATAGCACTCATGCCGGAAAGAATGGTTATGTAGGCGTAGAATTCAAAGCTCCATCAAAAAGCGGCAAAAAGTCTGCCAGTCTCAAAAAACTAAAAATTGTTAAAACATCAAACTCCATGCGCTCTGCGTGGACTAAAGTATCTTAAAAACGTTTGTACTTACCAAGTATACCTCAAATATACTCTTGGCCAGCGCATTCCTCACCGCCTAAGTCGCAGGTGACTATAGACGGTATAACATGCCCCCATATCTCAATGGTAGAGAAACGGTCTTATAAACCGTCTAGCACCAGATTAGTGCGTAATCCCTGTTCAAGTCAGGGTGGGGGTACCAGCCTTACGGACTTGCCGTAAGGGATTGTAACCGTTTTTTGATGGTTTATCGGTGATAACATAAAAACCACCGTTCGGTACGGCAGCACCGATCAAGAACCAAACCTGCCACTCATCATCCCGCTGGTCAACCGTGCTCATTTCGCACCGCACTCCGGTCATATCCGAGCGCTTATCCAAGTCGGTTGGGTTCATTGATTCCAACAAATCAATCATCAGCAGTGGGATGATTTTTATTTGGTGTCTCGCCCTCATGGCGTTTCATATTCCCGGCAAAGTCTCTGGTACCTACAGGCACCGCCTTCACGGCCTGCCCCGCATACCGCTTCCCGGTCATACCCGGAAGATTACATTTGTCACGATAATGTCAACCTACAAGTTCTCGCTATGCCGGCTCGAACTTGTCGTTTGCCGGGATTTTATTTTTGATTCTATTCAGGGGGAATTTATCTTGTTATATACAAAACAGGAAATTCAATCTTTCTCTGATGAATTTATTTATTCTCGTATGAAAGAACTATTATCCTCTCCTCTTTGTCGTGACATTCCTGAATCTGAACAAGTGGACTGTTTGTTTTGTCTTGAACGTTATGACTGTGCAAATTCTATCCCGCCAGAATTTTTTCAGCTTAATGATGAATTTCAACGGAGAAGATATATAAATCGAAGGAGAACTGCAAAATGAAATCCCGTCCCACCCCTGCCAACCTTTATACCACTCGCCGCATCGGCCTTAAGCATTGGCTAGACCACTGGCTAGACCCTGAATCTAAAACCCTTTTCTCTCAGGGCAAATATCCTACCAAACTAACCTATTGGGATCTTCCCAACTGTTTTCTTTCCGGCACTTACTATGGTGCAAAGGGTTATCTCCGCACTGATTCCATCAAAGGTCTTTGGTATCAGCCCTGTTATCACACCAATCACATGTTTAAGGACGATTTCCTTTACATCTCTTATCAGCACCCCATTTCATCTTGTCCTTTATTAGATACTTACCTCTCTTCCCCTGATTCCAAACTTTATGATGAAGTTATTTTCGGCGGTATTATCCCACATTTCCTCCGCTTTGCAGAGCAGTATTCTTTGTATGATTGCACTTCCATCTGGTCGCAGATCGAAGAAAAACGCACCTGGCTCAAAGCCAATTATCCTACAGATTACCAGCATGAAGTTTTAATCCCCGATGCCGAAACGTTTTCCGGCCACTACCACAAAATTAAAATTCCCTGAATCCTCATTCACTGAATTCTTATTCAGCAAAAAAGCCATAAAGCATCGCAGTTCATTTTCTGCGGGGCTTTCTATTTTTTACTCTTTTTTCAAAGGGGGTGTTTCCATTCCAGTCGCATTTGTCCTTCTCATAATCCTCGCAGCCATCCTTTTTTGGGCTTGGCTTTCCCCGCACTATGATGAATTTGGTTCCAAAATTCTCAATTTCTTCCGTCAGTTCACAAACAAAAAATAAGGAGTTTTTCAATGAACAAAACCGTTGGCGCAGTTATCTCTGCTCTTGTTATCATCTTCTGTATCGTTATTGCTCTGTTTTGTACTGTCCGTATTCCTGCTGGCTATGTCGGCGTCATTTACAACATGAACGGCGGCGTGGCGGAAACCACCCTTACTCAGGGCTTCCATCTTGTCAAACCCACACAAAAAGTCACTACCTACACCATCGGTATCGAACAGTCTTACCTCACCTCCGGTTCGGACGGTGATTCCAAAGGCGATGAATCCTTTGAAGTCCCGTCCAATGATGGCAAAGGTCTCACGGTCGATTTAACTTTTACCTACCGTTTTGATCCCGATCATGTCGCGGATACCTTCACCCGTTTCAAGGGTCAGTCCGGTAAAGACGTCAAAGAGGTTTTTATCAAGCCCAACATCATGTCCTGGACCAAAGAGGTCACGGCCAAGTATTCCGTCATTGATCTGCTTGGCGACCAGCGTGCTTCCCTCAACTCGGAACTCACCGCCTACCTCAAGGATAAGTTCGAGCCTTACGGTATCATCATTGAATCCGTTTCTCTGATCAATATCGACCCCGATGACGAAACCCGTGCTGCTGTCCAGAAAAAGGTCAACGCTCAGCAGGATCTGGAGCTGGCAAAGATCGAGCAGCAGACCGCCAACGTCAATGCCGAAAAAGAAAAAGAAGTTGCTATCACGAAAGCCAACCAGGAAAAAGAAACCGCTCAGATCAACGCCGAAGCCAAACTGATCGAAGCCCAGGCTCAGGCCGATGCCAACCGTCTGATCTCCCAGTCCCTCACCCCGGAACTGATCCAGCAGCAGATGTATGAAAAATGGAACGGTCAGCTTCCCACTGTCCAGGCCGGTTCCGATGCTCCCATTATTGTCGATACCACCAACTAAATCCTGTTCCATATTTGGAGGTGTTCTTATGGTCATTCTTAATTCCGGTACCTTATTGTTTCTTGTCCTGCTTGCTTTTGCTGCCGGCTTCCTTGTTGATGCTGCCATCGGTGTCCGCGCCCATCTTCATGATAAGGAGGACTAGATCATGAACACTTCCAAACCTAACCCACACTCCATCACCCTCACCACCGTCATGGAATCTGATTTTGATGAACCCACGCCTCACCGCAAACCCGGTAAATCCACCGGTCGTCCCCGCTCTCGGCACAAGCACATTTACACAGAAGCCTGGTATGTTCATTGCTATACCAATCAAATTACCGGCAAAACAACATTGCTTTATTATCCGCTCCGTTACTGTACGGTTTGTGGTCGAATCGGTGGTATGCAGATAGCTCCCTTGTCCGGGCAGAACCGCCTTACCCCTCCTATCGGTTCAAAAGTGTTTTCGGAACCACCATTTGGCTCCGGCGCTGTTGATCTTAATAATTTCACTATTTTCAAAGGAGAATAATTATGAAACCTAAGTTCCATCCTGGCGATCGTGTCACCGTCATCAAACCTTATGTTGCCCCCATCCCCGATATTGCCAAGGACAACGAAATTTTTAACGATATGTACAAGACTTTTGGTCTGGATAAAGATATCCGTGGCGTCAAGTCCGGCGATACCTATACCATCATTGAATCCGAATCCAAACCTCGCACCCGTTCCGACGGCAAAACTATTTATTCCTATTCTTACCAGGGCAAAACCGGCGAGCGTTCTGGTTTTATCTTGTGGGAAGATGAAATCAAACTGGTTGAAGCCACCAAGCCCGCCCCGGAAGACGATGACGAAGAGTCGGATACCGTCACCATCGAGATCGAAGTCTCATTGGACGATAAGGCCGAAGCACATCGCATCGCTCACAAAGCTGTCGAGCTGGCTTTTAAGTCCTATGCCGCTATCACCAAGGCCATCAATGATCCCGCCTCCATCACCTGGACTGATGATGAAATCGCAGCAGCCCGCAAAAAGGTTGTTGAACTGTCATCCCGCGTCACGGAACATGGCGGCGATATGATCTTCCAGCGTTCCGGTAATACCGTATGCTGCATGGTTTACACCTCCAGCTTTGACGATAAATCCGCTTCCAAAGGTTTCGCCAAGCCCTTTGATCACGATCCCTTCAATGAATGGATCGGCAAGTGTGTAGCCGCCTGCAAGGCTATGGGTGAATCCATCCCCGGCTTCATCGCCCACAAAAATACCAAACAGGATGCTGCGTGATGGGCACAGCACACGAATTTACCGCCCGCATCCGTAGCTTTGCCGAGTGCCAGCGTCTTAACCAGGTCGCCAAAGAATGCGGCCAGGTCATTGTCATCGACCGCAACGGCAACCAAGCCAATGCCAAAAGCCTGCTCTCCCTTATGAGCCTGGATTATTCCGCATCGGTTCGCGTTGTGGCCTCCACAGCGGAAGAACTCTTTGCCCTGCATACCGCCCTTTTTGCCTTGAAATGATTCGTCAGGAGGTGTTCTCCACGTTCATCCTACCGCGCTCCCCGCCCCCGTTTTTTCGTCAAACCACCGCAATCATTTTTTCACTTATCTTAACGGGGGTGTTCTTACATGTTTATCTGCAATGTCTGCAAAAAGATTTTTCCTGATTTCAAAAGTTACGGTATGCGCATGAACTACCGCTTCGGCTATGGTTCCGAAAATGACGGCGATATCTTTGACCTCACCGTCTGCGATTCCTGTGCCGATACTGTTGCCAACGCCATTGAATCCGTCTGTACCATCAACCCCCATCTCACCGTCGATGATGCCTTCTTCCCCTGCGATGAAACATGTTCCGGCGATTGCTCTAACTGCTCCGGTGATTGTGCCGCCTCCCAGGACGATGAATCCTATGACTTCGAGGATGACGATACCGATGAAGACGACGATGATGACGATTCCGACCTTGATTTTGACGGCTGATTAACCCCGCCTTTTTATTTTTTCTTTTCTAATTACAAGTTTTCGTAAATATGCCACATTAAGGAGTCCTCTATGCCTAAAAAAAACAACACCATCACCTTCAACTTTGTTGGTGATTTTACTCCTTCCACCAAAAATGATCTGCTTACCTCCACCCCGGCTACTTACGGCGGCATGTCTGATACCCGCCTCCAGCTCAGCTTTGGTGTCAAGGTCGGCAGCAGCCTTCAGTTCGTCTCCCTGCTGGATACTTCTCGCTCCGGCGATGTCATCAAAACTTATGACCGGGATAATAACCCCATTGATATCCGCTGGTCTGACCGCCTTGACCCCGATGTTATTTCCAAAGTTGCTCCCCACCGCACCTATCGCACCAACATCGGCTCGGATGAAACCAAAACCTTCATCACCGGCTATGATCTGGCCGAATACCTGGCCGAAGCTCTCAAGAACTACACCGGTCGCATCACCGTCAATGGCCGCATGGTCCTCCGTTACGATTCCAAAGGCATCCTGCGTCGCAACTTCAACATTGATTCCGTTTGGAAACCCCTGCTCGATAAAGACGGCGAACCGGTCGAAAAGCCCAAGCTGGCCATCATGGTTCCCTTCATCTTCAACAAGGATTGTATCGACAAAGCCGACCTCAAGGAAACCGGCAAAATCTACGTCAACGGCTATGTTGAATCCTACATCAACAAGGACGAAGGCGATAAATATCTGCCGTTGCAGATGATCTTCAATACTGCTGTCTACAACATGGATGACCCCGGTGAAAAGTCCACCTATGAGTACCGCATGGGCGAGCTGGATACCAAAGCCAAAACGATGTTCTGCATGATGTGGGAAGGCCGTGTTGTCAACGGTGCTGAAGAAAAGCCGTTCGATGAATCCTGCCTGACCCCCTTCCAGCTGCGTTCCATCAAAGCCGGCAATGCCACCCTCGATGATTTCCGTCCCCGCGGCTCCATCTACGGCAACCGTGTTCAGGAACTCCGCCTCATGCGTCCCATGCCCCGCAATGATTTCAAGGATGGCCCGATCGACCTCGGCCTCAAGAATTCCGAGTTTGTTGACCTGATCTACACCCCCACGAAGGATGAATCGGTTGCCGATATGGAAAAGTCCGCCAAAAAAGAACCGGAAACTCCGCCCTTCACCGCCCCCACCTCGCGGGATGAAGACGAGCTGTTTTAATTAACCACCAACACAAAAGGAGCGTGAACCTATGGCATTCAAAATGAATCAGATCAGCTGCGATCTTGCCAGCTACCCCTATTACATGCTGCTGTCCCCGCGCAAATTCGGCAAAACAACCTGGTGGCGCAATCTCGTTGTCGCCGCCTGGGGCAATGCCTCCAAGGGTCTGCTCATCTCCTGCGGCACCGAGTCCGGCTTCCACCACCTCGATAACCTCCAGGTCGAAGAAGCCCTCACCTGGGACGATGATTACGATGAAGAAACCGGCCACCGCGGCCTTGTCCAGATCGTCGATGATCTGATCGAAAACAATGCTGATTACGGCATCAAGGGTGTCTGCTTTGATACTTTTGATACCCTCTTTGATATCGCCACCGATGAAGTCATGCGGGAATCCCGTCGTGAAACCGGCAAGTCCTGTAAATCCATCAATGATGCTTTCGGCGGCTACAATCGCGGCTCTGACCGCCTGATTAAAATCATCAACGATCAGCTCTCCCGCATCCGCAACGCCGGCATCGCCGTCTTCATTTTGTCCCATACCAAGTTTAAGGAGCGCACAGACCCCCTCACCGGCGAAAAGTATGAGCAGCTCACAAACCTCATGCAGGACCGTACATACAGTGCCATTGCTGATAACGCTCAGATGGTCATGGTTGGCACCATCGAGCGCGATATCGCATCCGGCAAAATCGAAAACGAAAAGCGCGTCATCCATCTGCGCGGCACCTCCACCATTGATGCCGGTTCCCGTTTCAATGACCTGCCCGAAACGATCACCCTTGATCCGCAGGATTTCCTCGCCGCCTTCAAACAGGGTGTCGCCGGTGCTCACACGGTTGCTCCGGTTACGGATAAGCAGATCGATGCTGCCGCCAAGGCCGAGCAGAAAGCCGCCGCCAAACAGGCAGCCGTAGCCCGCAAAAAAGAGGAAGCCGAAAAGCAGGCCGAACAGGACGAATCTCACCGTGATGAATATTACAACACCATCGTCAATGGCTTCTCCAATGCCTCAGATGAAATCAAGGCCAAAGCCAAGGAGCTGTTGGCCGCCACCGGTGAACCCAAGTTCTCCTCCCCCAACATCCCGGCTGCAACCCTGCGCCAGATCGCTGACCTCTTCGCAGCGTAAAGGTGGTGTCAAATATGGCAGCACCCAAAGTCCGTAAAGGCCGCCGCGTCATCTGTCACGCTACCGGCATCTATGGCAATTCGCTGGACTATTTTAAGGCCCCGGATGGTTTTTATTACCAAACCAAAGAGCTGTATGAGCAAAAAAAGCAGGAATCTGATTATTACCGTCAGGTCGTTACCCGCATGGCCTCCTATATGGGCTATGAGCCGGGCGATGTTTTCCCAACGGTTATCACCCGCGGCCTCATGCAATTCAAGCATTACGGCTATGCCGCTGTCCTTGCCACCATGGAGGAATGCCAGTCCAAAATTGAATACGCTCTGGCTTCCCGCTCTTTCGGTTCGGACTATCAAAAAGCATCCTACCTTATGGCCATCCTTACCAACAATATCAACGATGTTGCCCGCCGCCTCAAATCTCAGCAGGAATTTGAATCCCATCAGGCTGCACCCCAACAGGCTCCGCCCCCGCAGGATTTCACTTCCGCTGCTCAGCCCAAAGATATCACAGATTTTCTGGAAGGCGGTGACTAAATATCGAACTCCAAACCTGTCTTGATAAAATCAATACCTCCCGCGCTCAAGACGAAGCCTCTTTTGTCTTCTGCCTCTGGAAAGAACCAGTTTTGTTTGGCGAGTACGATCAGGTCAACTTCGGCAATGATTTAACCATCAAAACCAAAGATGCCCTCTTCTACTACCAGCTTGGCCGCGGCATGTATGATTCCGGCTTCCGCAATTTCGACAGCATTTCGGTCGATACTTACCTTTCGGATAAAGCCGATACCCGCAAAGTTTTCTCGGCCTACGGCGGCTACCCGGAAGTCGAAAAGCTCAAATCCCTTGTGGATGTTGATAACGTCGAAGCCTACTTTGACCGCATCTCCAAGCTCAACACTCTCTCCGATCTCTGCGAGCAGTTTTTCAAAACTTTCCAGGATACCTCACGCTTTGATTCCATGTCCAACTCCCAAGTCTACGATTTTTTCGATTATCAGCTCAACACCATCAGCATGAACTCCACCCGCGATATGAAAGTCGAATCTGTCGCCTTTGATGAATCGTATATCACAGAGCTGGATAAGGGCGAAACGGTCGGTCTGAATTACGGTAAAAACTGCCCCCGCCTCAACTGGGCCACTCTCGGCCTCCCCCTTGGTGATCTTTACATGCTGGGCGGCTTCTCCGGCACCGGCAAAACCTCTTTCGTATTTGAAAATATGATCCTGCCTTTAACCGAATCCGGTGTCAAGTGCTGCATCATTTCAAACGAAATGCAGGTCCGTGCCTACAAACAGCTGCTCACCATCCATATCCTCACCAATGATCTCGGCTACTGGAAAATGACCCGCAAGCATCTCAAGGTCGGCAAGTTCACGGATGAACAAAAAGAAATGCTGCTTAAAGCAGCAGCCATCAGCCAAAAGAAATACTCTTCCATCCGCTTCATCAAAATGTTCGATAACGATACCTCCCGCGTCATCAAGTCGGTTCGCAAATATTCCAAACTCGGCTACCAGATGTTCCTGTGGGACACCATGAAGTCGGACGACGACGGCGGCAATATGGAAATGTATCGCCAGCTCTTGCAGTCCTCGCGCAAAATTTTCCAGTGTGCCAGCCGGGAAAACGTCTCCATCGTCTGTACCTATCAGCTGGCCCTCTACATGAAAAACCAGCGCTTTCTCGATGCCTCCACTCTTTCCAACGGCAAGCAAATCAAAGAGGTCTTTTCCGAAATGATTTATATCCGGGAACTCTGGCAGGATGAATACACCGGCGAAAAATGTGATTGTCACGCATACACCCGCACCCGCAAACCGGATGGCACCTGGGAAAAATTCACCACCCCCATCACGCTGGATAAAACCAAAAAGTACATCGTTGCCTTTCTCGATAAAACCCGTAACGATGAAGACGGTCAGCAATTTTTGTATGAAGCAAACCTCAGCTGGAACAACTGGAAAGAGGTCGGCTATTGTACCATCCGCAATGACCATGTAGCCATCGGCCGTTAAAGGGGGTGCGCCCATGAACGCGGCACTCCTCTCCCAGCGCCTGATCGGCCACTCGGATGATATCTACACCATCCTCGAAACCCTCGGCTATGAAAACATTACGTTTAATTCAGCCAAAGCCCAGTTCCGCTTTTCACGGGCGGACGGCACCAACCCCACCAGCATTGTTCTGGATGTTGATTCTTTACGGTTTTATTGCTTTTCCACCAACGGCAAAGGCAATCTTTTCACCCTCATCATGTCGCGCCTGAACTGCACTTTCCCGGACAGCTTAACCTTTGTCACCACCGTTCTGGATCTCGACCAGAATGATTTCTCGGCCAAAGTTCACTATCCCTTTGGCGGTTTCTACCGCAAGCTCCTCCCTGATCAGCCGGAGGATTACTCCGTGCCTCCCATCCCAGAGGAAACCCTGCAGCCATACTTGGGCAAGTACAACCAGATGTTCTTCCGCGATGGCATTGATTACTTAACGCAGGAAAAATTTCAGGTTGGTTATGATTTTCTTTCCAACCGTATCACCATCCCGGAGCGTAATTTTGATGGCCAGCTCTGCGGTATTATGGGTCGTTCCAATGACCCCAACTGCCCCCATCAGGACCGCTGGTATCCCATCGTCAGCTGCCCGCGCAGCAAAACCCTGTTCGCCCTGCAGCAAAACTACCAGCGCATCATCGAAACCCAGAACGTAGTCCTTTTTGAATCGGAAAAAGCTCCCATGCAGTGCGCATCCTTCGGTGCCCATATCTCGCTCGGTCTCTGCGGCTGCCATGTCTCCCAGGCCCAGCGCAGCATGATTTTTTCTCTTCGCCCCAAAACTATTGTTCTCGCTCTTGATGAAGGATTAGAAGAAGACGCCATCCGGGAAGAAGCCGCTAAGCTTGTCCAGAACAATTTAATCCTAACTACCAGGGTCGGCTATGTCTGGGACCCTGACCACGATATTATCCCCGCAGGCAGCAAACAAAATCCAGCCGACCTTGGCCGCGATGCCTATGTCGCCTGCCTGCAAACGAAAGTGAGGTGGTTATAATCGAACGCGCTAAAGACCCCCGCCTGCAAGAACTAAAAGAAGAAGGCGTTCATGTCTATTCGTATTCCAAGCTTAATTGCATAAACGACTGCCTGTTGGAATCCTGGTACTCCTATATTAAGCACGAACCCGGACTTCAAAGTGTCTATGGTCTGCTAGGAGGAGCATCCCATCAAGTTACAGAAGACCTCATCGAAGGCAAAGCAACCTGTGATGACCTCCTTCCCGCTTTACATAGTGCCCTGGATGAATGTGATACCCTCGGCCTTACCTTTCCTAAGGATTTTCGCGGCAATGATTCAATCAAAGAAAAATGGATCAAGGATATGACCCACTTCTGCCAGAACTTCTACCCGCCTCGCGGCAAGTACATTATCGAGCAGTTGGTTATCCTCCGCGTCAGTCCTACCCGCGCCCTGCAAGGCTATATTGATTTAACCAAGCTGAATGATGACGGTACGGTATCTGTATATGACCTTAAAACCAGTTCCCGGTATAAACCGTCAGATTTATTGGAGCATGGTCGCCAGCTCGTGATCTACGCTATGGCATTGGAACAGGCCGGTTATACAGTCAAAAATCTCGCCTGGATCATGCTCAAGTATGTCGAGATCCGTTACACCTGGTACGCCACATCCCGTTCGCGCAACAAAACCCAGTGTATCCGCATCGTCAACCGCTCCAAAATTTACGATACCATCGCCCCCGCGGTCGAATCCGCCTGCCGCGATGCCGGTATGGATGAAGCCGAGATTGAATTTGCCATGCTGGATTTCAAAGAGACAAATCTTCTCGGTCCCAGGTTTCCCATGTCAGTCACCCAGCAGTTCATCATCAAACCTTTTGTAGAGCCTTACCCCTACACCCCGGAACTCAAGCAGGAAGCTCTTGATTACATCAACAAGGTCGCCGATGTCTATGAGTCCCTGCCCCAGGATGAAACCACTCCCTGGCCTGCCCGCAAGGTTGATAAGGACAGCGCTTTCTTCTGCAATAACCTTTGTAGTTACCGCAAAATTTGCCCCGCCATCCGGGATTATAACGCCCAGGCCCTCATCGCAGACCCGCCCAAAACCGAAGCTGATTTGTTTTAACCAAGGAGCCGCCCATGACCACCCGTTCCCCGCCCCCGCAGGGCTTTTGAAATAAATTACAGGAGGTGAATAAAAATTTTTGGACGTTACTGGACTAAAGATGAAGAAGCTTTGCTGAAGCTTATGTATGAGCGCGGAGATTCTATTTCTGATATTGCAAAAGCTGTAAATCATGGCGAAAAAGGCATCTACAACAAAGTTTGCCTTATGGGGTACGAACGCAAGGTGTTTGATAAACACGATGTCCGAATGGCCGCTATCTATAAAGATAAGGATTGGTGCTTTGATCGCTATATCAACCAACAGAAAACCTTCGACGAGATGGCAACAGAAGCTCATTGCAGCAAGCGTGTCATCCAGAAATGGTGCGCGGATGTCTATGGGTATAACATGCATACCTATCGCCATTACGCAAAACTTAAACCTACTGAGCGTGAAATCGTAATGGCGGGTCGGCTAGGGGACGGACATATCACCAAAGGAGATCAACCCCTTTATACTGAAACACACGCAGAGAACCAAAAAGACTATCTGTTTTGGAAGTTCTCTAAACTCCCGACGATCTGTTCCACCCTCCCCAAATATACACCTGCCAAAATTAAAACACTCAACGGCAAAGATTATCAATGCCAAGCTTCCTATCGGTTGTCGAGCCGTGTTCTGGATGAACTAGCAGAAATTCGTGATATGTCAAAGCTTGATATCATCAACTTACTTTCAGGACTTGGTGTTTCATTATATTTTCTTGATGATGGATACCGTGATAATTCCAACTGGAGTTTATGTACAGGAGTTCTTACAGACGAAGAGGTTGAGCGGCTAATTTTTATTCTGAAAAATAAATTCGGCATTACCATGTGGCGCAATAAAGACCCTCGTTACGCTACTGTTGATACTCCCTCCTCTAAACTGCTGGACGATCTTATCCTTCAAAACCTCCCACACAATCTCGATATTATTCAGCACAAAATCCCCTGGGCATATCAAGAAAACACAGAGGTGCTTGCTTCATGACAAATAACTACCTCTGCTATCACCTTCACGATGATGAAGGCTCTGTTCTTGATTCCTGTACCAAATATCAGGATTACATTAACCTGGCCGTTCAAAGCGGCATGACTGCCCTTGGTTCCTCCAACCACGGCACCCTGCTAAACTGGACAGCTAAAAAGCAGGCAGCAGAAAAAGCCGGCCTCAAGTACATCTTCGGCGTTGAATGTTATCTTACCGACCGCCTTACTCACCAATCTCCCGGAGAAGATAAGCCTCATAAGCTGCGCGATAACTACCACACGGTTCTGATCGCCCGCAACACCAAAGGCGTTATGGAGATCAATAACCTTATCAGTCTTTCCAATCAGGAAGATCATAAGTATTACAAACCTCGTGTCACCTTCGATGAATTTTATCACCTGTCGGATAACGTCATCGCAACCTCCGCCTGCCTCGCCAGTCCCCTGCGCCGCTACACTGCGGACGTTGAAGATTTTGACCCCGCCCGTTATGAGCAGCTGATTCAACGCTACGACTTTCTGGAGATTCAATACCATAACTGCAAAGAACAGATCGAATTCAACCAGTACCTCTATGAGCTGTCTCAAAAGTATCACAAGCCCCTCATCGCGGCCACCGATACCCACAGCTCCACTACATATAAAGCCGAGTGTCGCAAAGTCCTCATGGAAGGTAAAGGTATTGAGTTTACTGGCGAAGATGAGTTCGATCTTACCTTCAAAACTTACGAGCAGCTGGTTGCGGCCTTTGAGCAGCAGGATTCCTTACCGCGTGAAGTCTGGATGCAAGCGATTGAAAACACCAACTGTCTGGTTGACTCCACCAAGAGTTTCAAGCTCAATACCAAAGCCCGCTACCCTATTTTGACCGGCTCTGTGGAGTCCGATGCTAAAGCCTACATCGAGCGCACCCACACCATGTTGGAAGATAAGATCCAAAAGGGCATCATTCCCCAAAATGAAGTCGCTGCCTTCCGCAAAGATATCGAGGAAGAGCTGGCTGTTTTCAAAAAGGTAAACATGCTGGGCTTCATGCTGTCGATGTCAGACCTTATGATCTGGGCCAAACATGAAAAGAACATCCCCATTGGTCCCAGCCGTGGTTCTGTGGCTGGTTCCCGTGCGGCTTTTGTTACAGACATCATCGACGTTGACCCCGTTCGCTGGAACCTCGTCTTCTCTCGCTTCTGTAATGAAAACCGTGTCGAAATTGGTGACGTGGACATTGATACTCCTGATGCTTACCGCCCCCTGATTTATGACCACATCTTTGAATCCTTTGGCCAACGCAAATGCGCCTATGTACTGGCTCTCGGTACTGTATCCGACAAAGGTACGATTGATGAAATTGGCCGTGCCCTCGCCAAACGCTGGCAGAAAGCCAATCCCACCAGTTCTAAAGACTTAAATCCGTGGTCGCTCGATCGTATCGCTCAAATCAAAGACGAATACGATGCCGATCCCGAAACCTGCAGAACGAATTATCCTGATCTTTTCTATTACTTTGATGGCATCAAGGACACAGTAGTTTCTCTTTCTCATCACCCGGCCGGTGTTATCATCGCCCCTATTGATCTTTATGACCGTTACAGTGTCTTCCGTGATAAAGACGGCCTGCAAGTTCTTGCGCTGGATATGGACGCCTCTCATGCTGTGGGTCTGGCCAAATACGATATCCTCGGTTTGTCAACAATCGCCCAGCTCGATGAAACCTGTAAGCTCGCCCATATCCCCTACCCTCATACCTGGCAGATCAACTTTGATGACCCTGCCGTCTGGGCGGATATGAAAACCAGTCCCTATGGTCTGTTCCAGTTCGTGGAAGATTTCGCCTTTGAATCCTTAAAAAAATACGATGTCCACTCCATCAAGGATCTCAGCATTGTAACCGCTGCTATCCGCCCTGGCGGCGCATCATATCGGGACAAGCTCTTCCGCCATGAACGCGGCCAGAACCCCTCCAAAGAGATTGACAACTTACTTGAGGACACGCTCGGCTGGCTGATTTTTCAGGAACAATCTATTTCCTTCCTGCAGCAAATCTGCGGCATGTCCGGTGGTGATGCTGATTCTGTTCGCCGCGCTATCGGTCACAAAGATGAAAATGCTATTAAGGAAGCTCTCCCCCATATTCTGGAAGGTTACTGTGCTCACGCTTCCAGTTCTCGCGCTCAGGCAGAGCAAGAAGCCAAAGCATTCCTTCAAATTCTTCAGGACAGTAGCAACTACCAGTTCGGTCTGAATCATGCTACTGGCTACTCCATCCTTACCTATTACTGCGCCTACTATCGTTATTACCACCCTGTTGAATTCGTTACCGCTCTGCTCAACACCGCGGACAACCAAAAGAAAATCCTTGCCGGCACAGCTCTGGCAGCACAGCGCGGCATCAAAATCATGCCCATCCGCTTCCGTCACTCGCTGGATCAATACACCCCGGATGTTGCCAATCGTGCCATCTATAAAGGCATGGCTTCCATCAAATACCTCAACAAGCGCATTGGCCGTGAACTTTATGCTCTGCGGGATAACACTTACGCTGATTTTATCAGCCTCCTGCAAGATATCAAGCATAAAACCTCGGTCAATTCCCGCCAGCTTCAAATCCTGATTGAACTTGATTTTTTCCACGAGTTCGGCAACCCCAACCAGCTCAAAGCCCAGGTTGAATTGTTCGATAAGTACAGTGACTCCATTCAGCTCTCCAAAGCAACCGTTGACCCGTTCATTGACCATGATGCAATGCTCACCTTATGTGAGAAAGAAACTGAAAAGAAATACATCAACGTGGACTGGCTCGGCATTGTCCGTCACTGCGCCAAAGAAACTTCAGAAATCATCACTCCGGTCAGCGATATTCTTCAGTACGAGATGGATAATCTTGGCTACCTCCAATACCAAAACCCTTCTCTCGCTTCCACCTACCACTACATTCTCTCTATTGACGGCAAATATAAAAACAAGACCATCGCACTGTACCAGCTTGCAACCGGTCAAACCGTTAATTTCAAAATCCGTCCCTCCACCATGGATCAAAACCCCATCGCTAAAGGCGATATCATCAAGGTTCTTGGCACCAAGCAGGAGGGCAAGTGGTCCCGCACCGATGCCGGCTGGGTCCAGTCCACAACGGATTTCAATACTTTCCTTTATAAATACAGCCATGTACGTTAATTTTTCTCTCATTATGGCGGCCATCAATACCGTCATCTATGTTGTCACCATCATCTCCAGCGATGACGATCGGTTCCTCTCTCGTGATGCCCGCTTCAAACTCGTTCTCACGGCCATCACCTTCAGCTGGTTCTGGTGGTTCAGATCCTAAGGGGGGTGATATTATCGAACCAGTCTTTGTTAAATCTGCCCTTGAAACTTTTACTATCCTGATTGATACCCGTGAGCACGAAACCTCGGCACTCGCTCAGCGCATTCAGCAAATGGGCTGCCCAGTCGAACGGCAAAAGCTCAATTTTGGCGATTATTCTGCCAAGGTCATCTTGCCCACCGGCGTTCCCTACAGCCTGGAAAACATCGTCGTGATCGAACGGAAGATGTCAAGCGACGAAATCGCAAATTGCTTTACCTCCCAGCGTGATCGCTTTACCCGTGAATTTGAACGTGCCAAAGCAGCCGGTGCCCGTACCTATCTGCTTGTTGAGCGCACCACCTGGGAAATGCTTTACGCCGGTACATACCGCAGCAAAATGTCCCCTGTCGCCATGGTAGCCAGCCTCACAACCTGGCTTGCCCGCTATGACTGCAAGCTCATTTTCTGCGAACCTCAAACCTCCGGCAAGCTCATCCATGATATCCTCTACCGCGAAATGAAACAGCACCTGGAGGGGGTTCAGCCATGATGCAAGCCGTTCTATTTGCTAACTATCCATCCGCCTCTCCCCTGCTCCGTGCCCACCGCAGCTACCAGGTCGTCACCCGCCTTCAAATCGGCTGCTTCGTCCTCGCTGCCGGCCGCCTGGTCTTTCTCCCGGCCGCCCTCCAGGGCAAAACCTATCTTCTCGTTAAAGGAGTTGATCCACCGCCCCCATGAATACTACCCGTGAACTCCACCGCAAAGAGCGTGCCAAGGCAGAGCTTGAATCTATCTGCCGCAGTTATGCTTCCAAATGTTCCGCTCTCATCATTACCTATAACATCAATGATCTAACACCCGCCCAGCGTGCAGCGTTCAATGCCCGCCAACCTTTTCACTCTTACCAAAGCAGGTGATCTTATCAAAAACAAAGCAATCGCAAACGCCGTCAACATCAAGCGCAACGGCAAAGCCATCGCCTGGCTCTATCAGAACACCGGCAATATCTTGGATTACAAAGATGGCGATAAAGTCAAATTTGATCTCACCGCTATCCAAAACGATCCCGATTGGCCTATCCTTCGCCAGGACTATAAAGATTTCATTCTTTCCAATGCGGATACCGTTTTTACTCTGGAGTTTGAACCTCGTTTCCGCAAAAATCACACTCTTGCCTGCCTGAAAGAAGATCCCGTCACCCCTAAGCGCCTGTTCTGGATCGGTCATCTTATCAAGCAGCGCGAACCCGAACAGGAGGCCGCCCATGACTGAACCTATTACCGATGCCATTGGCCGCGAAATCCATGTCGGCGATACCGTTGCCTATGCGCAGACGGATAAAAACAGCGGCATCAACTGGAACACTTATGTTGTAATCGGTTTCACTTCTTGCCGCGTCAAAGTTTCCAACCCTACCTACCGCGGTTATGCCTGGGAGAAAGATTATATCCTTCTCTACCCATCCAACTGCGTCATCTTACAGGAGGCACCCACAGAATGAAAATTATCCCTCAATCCCACGAATGGATCACCCCGCTCAACCGTGATGTCACCATGCAGCGTATTGAGCGCATCGCCCGCACCTGCTATCAAAGCGAGGATGCTATCAAGCCCGGCAGTGATTCCAAAATGGTCGCCATGCTCTGTAAAAATCATCATTACGCTATGATCGAGCACATCAGCCTGACCATTAAATTCATCACCGACCGCGGCGTCGCCAACGAGATCGTCCGTCACCGTATCGGCTCCTACGCCCAGGAATCCACCCGCTACTGCAATTACAACAAAGATAAGTTCGGCAATGAAATCACAGTTATTGACCATGGCTATACCGGCAGGAAACGTATTTCCTGGAAAAACTATTGTGGCTTTGCTGAAACAGGCTATCGTGACATGTTGAATGCTGGTGCCACCCCGGAAGAAGCCCGCGATGTCCTTCCCCTCTGCCTCAAAACCGAGATCGTCTGTACCTGGAACCTGCGTGAATGGCATGAAGTTCTTCGCCTTCGCACCGCTAAGGATGCCCACCCCGCTATCCGCGCCCTCATGATTCCTGTCCTCAAGGAGCTGCAGGCTGTCTACCCTGAAATTTTCAATGATATCGAGGCGTCCGAATGACCCAAGAAGAAATCCGCAAGCTCCTCAAAACCTACGAGTTACATATCAACCAGGCGGAAGACGATGAAATTGCTCTTCGTGACTTGTCCGAAGTTGTCCATAAAATCCTCACTGATTCCACCCGTGCTGTAAAGCTTAACGCCTGCGCCGTTGCCGCCTGGGCTTTGCACATTCCCATCTGGGGGTTCGCTGCATCCAAACTTTGGAACTGGTTTTTAGCCATTGGCCCCATCCCCACCATCGGCGTCTTTCATGCAGCCGGCATCGGCCTGGCTCTTGAATTCATCGTTGATACCACCGGCATCCCCCACAAAATTCCCCTGCAGAATGATGTTCAAAACGTCATTGACGGCAAGTCAAGCTGCTTTGATTCCTGGTCTCTGCCGGATGGCTTGTGTGTTTTCCTCGGCACTCTTGCCGGTCTCTGCCCGCCCGCGTTGGTCGCCCTCTTTGCCGGCTGGCTAATTAAATTTTTTATGTACCTATAAGGAGGTTACTTCATGAATGATGTTCAGCGCTTTGGTCGCATCCAGGTCGAAATGTGCGATACCTTCAAATCCAAAAACGCAGATTACGGCAATTCCTTCTCCCAGCTTTATCAGGAGTTTGGCGATAACGGCATCATCACCGCCGCCGTCCAGATCTCCCATAAGTACCACCGCTTCATGAATCTTATCAAGGGTACCCCCGCCAAGGTCAATGAATCTCTGCGCGATACTCTGTTGGATCTTGCCAACTACTGCGTCCTCACTGTTATGGAGCTGGATAAGGCCAAAGAAAAAGCAAACGCTTCAAGCTCCTCTGCTTTCGCTCAGGCTGCTTCTGCCGTTACATATCGTACAACTCCGCAGTTTGATTACAGCAAGTATATCTCTGACGGCACCATCCTCGCCTCTGGTGATGCTCCCGCCGCAACATTGAAGGGAGATACCGAATGAACATCATTATGTATACAACCCATTGTCCGCGCTGTCACAGTCACACTCGATAAGAACAGCCGCCAAGCAGCAACAGAAAAATTGTTTATTTACAAGGAGGGTCTATGGAAAATGTAATTCTCTACACCACGCATTGTCCGCGCTGTCTGATTCTGGCAAACAAACTGCAGGAAAAGGGCATTCACTATACGGAGTTTACCGATGTACAGAAAATGCTTGAAATGGGCATGGATATGATGCCTGTTCTGCAGGTGGGCGAACAGCAGTACGGATTCAAAGAAGCAATTAAAATTGTAGGAGGTATGTAATGGCTATCGAACAGTATGAAAAATATCAGCCGTATCTTGACTTTATCAAGGAGTATGCCGCATCCAGCAACGCAGCCACTGGCAGTAAAGTTGATGCGAACGCGAATGTGGAATGCAAGAATGTCACCACTTTGACTGGTGAGCTTTATAAAAAGGACGGTATCGGCATCAACCGTCTGCGTATGTGGCAAAAAATCAAAGAGTTGTACGGTCAGGAGTATGCCGACAAGTACATTTACCAGCTTGACCACCATTTTATTTACCGCCATGACGAAACAAATCCGTGCCTGCCGTACTGCGTCTCCATTACCATGTACCCGTTCCTGTTCAATGGTCTGGAAAGCATCGGCGGCGGTTCATCTGCTCCTCACAACCTTGATTCCTTCTGCGGTGAATTTATCAACCTGTGCTTTGCCATTGCATCTCAGTTTGCCGGTGCAGTTGCCACCCCTGAGTTTATCTCTTATCTTGATTACTTTATCCGCAAGGACTATGGCGACGATTATTACCTGCACGCTGATAAGGTAGTTGATCTTTCCAGCCGTCATCGCACCATCGACAAGGTTATTACTGACCAGTTTGAACAGGTTGTCTATTCTCTGAATCAGCCTGCCGCTGCTCGTAATTTTCAGTCCATCTTCTGGAACTGCGCATACTTCGACAAGCCGTATTTTGAGGGCATGTTCTCTGATTTCGTATTCCCCGATGGCACAGAAATGCAGTGGGAGTCCGTATCCTGGCTGCAAAAGCGCTTTATGGAATGGCTGAATCAGGAGCGTCTGAAGAAGATTCTCACCTTCCCTGTCGAGACTCTGAACCTGCTGGATGATGGCACTGATTATGTCGATAAGGAATGGGCTGACAATGCTGCCGAAATGCTTTCTAAAGGCCATAGCTTCTTTATCTATCGTTCCAACAGTGTGGACTCTCTGGCATCCTGCTGCCGTTTGCGCAATGAAATGAGCGACAATACCTTCAGTTATACTCTTGGTGCTGGCGGCGTGGCTACTGGGTCTAAGGGTGTTATCACCATCAATATGAATCGCCTAATCCAGACTGCTGTTGCCAATGGCCGTGATATTTGCGAGGCCGTTCGTGAACAAGTCAAAGACATCCATGTTTACCTCAAGGCATGGAACGCAATTTTGAAGGACGAGTTCAATGCAAAGCTGCTCCCTATCTACGATGCCGGATATATCTCTTTGGATAAGCAGTTCCTGACCATTGGCATTAACGGCTTTGTTGAGGGCTGTGAATTCCTTGGCTACACCATCTCCCCGGACGACCAAAACTATGTTGATTTTACGAACAAAGTGCTCAAGGTCATCTATGACGAGAACAAGGCAGATCGCTCTGACGGCATTATGTTTAACACAGAATATGTCCCCGCTGAAAACCTTGGTGTCAAGAACGCAAAGTGGGATAAGCAGGATGGCTTCGTAGTTCCGCGTGACTGCTACAACAGTTACTTCTATGTTGTCGAAGATCCTACCAAACCGCTTGATAAATTTATGCTTCACGGCTCCAAAATGACGCAGTATCTGGACGGCGGCAGCGCTCTGCATCTGAATCTGGAGGAACATCTGGATAAGGCGCAGTACCGCAAACTGATGAATGTGGCCATCAAGACTGGGTGCCCCTACTGGACGGTGAATGTGCCGAATACCATCTGCAATGACTGCGGACACATTTCTAAACACCACCTGCATAAATGCCCTAAGTGCGGCAGTGAGAACCTGGACTATGCAACCCGTGTCATTGGTTATCTCAAGCGCGTATCCAGCTTCTCCGAAGCCCGTCAAAAGGAGGCAGCGAAGCGCTATTATGCAGACTGATGGCAAACCGCTTCTGTATAGCCACTATGATGTAACATTCCAAGAGGTCCCCGGTGAGATAAGCCTTGTGTTTGATATTACAGGCTGTCCGCATCACTGCCCTGACTGCCACTCCAAATTCTTATGGGAGTATAGCGGCAACACATTACTGGAGAATCTTCCATCGGTCATCAATAAATACCGGTCCATGATTACCTGCGTGTGTTTTATGGGCGGCGACCAGAACAAAATCGAACTATTGAAAGCATGCGAAATCGCACATCAGTACAACTTGAAAACATGCCTCTACACAGGTCTTGACTACCCAAGTTTTGTTTACCTGATGTATAACGGTGGACCGCGCGATTACGGCGCATACTTCAATTTTATCAAGGTTGGCCCGTATGTCTCTGAATTCGGCGGCCTTGACAATCCAAAAACGAATCAGCGTTTTTATGAACTCAGAGGAAATGTACCGATTGATAAAACAATCCTGTTTCAAAAGGAGTACAAATGAAAATTATTACAAACCCCAGCTGGACAAAAGAGGAGGTCGAAGAATTCCGCGCCTCCATCAAATCCAATAACGGCTATTGTCCCTGTCGCATTGAGCATATCCCGGCCAACAAATGTATGTGTCAGGAGTTTCGTTCTCAGGTTTCCGGCCAGTGCCATTGCGGCCTCTACCTCAAGGAGGATTAACTATGAATCTTAATAAATGCAACAAACTTTTTCGCTTTGGCGTGCTCTTCTCAGCGTTCTTCACGGCGCTTGTTCTGATTGTTTTCTGCCCCCGGCTCAACACCACCGCCTATGCTGAGTCTTCCACGCCCGAAACCGCCGCCACCACTTACACCGTTACCTATCACGCCAATGGCGGCTACTGGTGGAGCAACTGGTCCCGCCCGACTTATTCTTTCGCCACCAAAAAGTATGAGCAGGAGGAAGGCAAAACCTATCAGATCATTGATTCCAAGCCTACCTACGGTGCCAACACCTTCAACGGCTGGAACACAGAGTCCGACGGCTCCGGCACCTGGTATTCCCCTCATCAGGAATATGTCTGTACCGGCAATATGGACCTCTATGCTCAGTGGCGCGGTCCCGTTCCTGCTCCCACAGCTGAACCTACTGCCACGCCGGAACCAACCCCGGAACCGACTGTTGAACCCACAGCTACTCCGGCACCGACCGCTACTCCCAAACCCGTAACCACTCCGGCACCAGTTCCCTCGGTCAAGCCCAATTACCGCGCCATGTGTCGCGCCTGGTTCCGCTATCTTCGCCGCCAGATGATTGGTCTGTATAAGTAAAGGAGGTACTTTATGCACTATGAAACTCCGTATGTAAACTATACCTACCCCATCTATGATACAAAAGTCGACCATCTCGGTGAAATCGTGTCTACTGGTACAGTCCTGGATGAAGGCGATGTCGTTTTTAAGGATGAACTTTCCGTCAAACCTTTTGCCTCCGACATCCCCCTCCCCTCCTATGCTCACCCCACGGACGCCGGACTGGACCTGCACGCCATCAGTGTGGAAGCACCCGGTACCGTCATCGTTGCAACCTGTATTATCCAGCCTGGCATGACCGCCAAAGTACATACCGGCATCGCCATCAAGCTGCCCCATGGCACATTCGGTGCTGTCTATCCCCGCAGCGGCCTTGCCACCAAAACCGGCCTCGCCCCGGCTAATATGGTTGGTGTTATTGATGAAAACTATACTGGCGAAATCATTGTGGCCTTACATAACTACAGCAATGAACCTCAGGCGTTCGCTATCGGGGATCGTATCGCCCAGCTGGTTATCCAGCCCGTCGTCCACTGCACCGTCACCCAGGTCGCAGAACTTCCTGATACCGACCGTGGCAGCGGCGGATTTGGCAGTACAGGAGAACAGTAATGCACAAGTTTTATCATATGAATTGCTTTTTGGATTTAGGTAGTAGCAACCGTTCTATTTACAACAACTATATTTTCAAAGAAGGTGCGCCGCCTCCCTATTTCAAAAGTTTTCATACTTTTGAAGAACTTTATGATTTTGCTTCTTCTTCTGATTGTTCATTTTGCAGCACTGGCAACTCCTTGCTTTATGATAGATTTGTTACGTTTCATTGTACTGAAGATAATCTAACAATCACAGCCAAAACCTTCAAAGCTCCTGTTATCATCCGGACGCAATACAAAGAATGTTCCACCAAGGATTATAACTTTGATTTCTTCAAAGAAAACCTATCTATGGACGACTTTGTAATCTTCCTGCGGGAGCATAATCTTATCGGAGGTAACACTTAATGAATCTTACTTTTGTTCCAAACGCCCTTGAAAAAATCTCTCCCACCTGGGTTATGTCAGACATTACATACCCCGATGGTATCATAACCCGCACCGAGGACGATTACCTTCGCCGCATCGGCAGCACCTTCAAGGGTATTTCTTTCCTTGGCCCCGGCTATCCTGCCTGGTTTGAATACTCCAAAGATAACCTCGGCGCTTCCAAGTCTGGCTTCTTACATACCAGCCTTGTTAAAGAGCTTGAAATTATCCTAGATATAGGTTATGCCAAGCTTGCCATCACAACCGAACATAGCATTTTCTTTCTGGAATCCGCAGAACCCGTTCAGGAAACCGCTGAAATTCGTGAGCTGATGGATCAAATCAACGCTCTAAATAAGTAACAAAACAATTCAAGGTTGCGCTCTTAACGCGCGGGTGGGTATGGGGTTTATTATTTATGACATTATCAGAAAAATCAGAACTGCTGCGCCTGTTGCAGCTCTATCAGGACGATCTTTTGCGTAAAAACCGTGAGAACATTGAAACAGCTGATGCTGTTGCCAAAGATAGCCTGTCCTTTATGGCTGCTTCTTATTTTTACGGTATTAAGGCTCAGTACAATCACGCCCGCCTGATCGCTCGTAAGTTATCAGTTGAAATCGGTAAAGATGTCAAATCTTACTGGGAGCTGTCCTGATTCACAAACAAAAAACCGTGCAGGCACAACCACCCACACGGTCCATCCTATTACTTTAATTTTTCCAAAATCTCATCAGCACTCATGCCGTTCGCCAGCAGCTGGTTGATCATTTCCTGTGCCTGAATTTTCTTCGCCTCCGCCTCAGCAGCAATGTCCGCCTTGGCCTTTTTCTCTTCCAGCTTGGTCAGCTTTTTCTCCGCGGCCTTCACATCCGCCTTCTGCATTTTCAAGGTTTCTTTCATGGATTGCAGGTCAGTTTTCAGCTCCTCAATGCTGGCATTGGTCTTGGCAACTTCGGCTTCTGCCTCTTCCTTTTCTTTCTGAGCCTGGGCAATCAAAGCCTCATAGTCATTGGCAGCAGCTTTCACTTTGTTCTTGCTTCCCTTGGTTCTCGGCATCGTGCTAACCTCCTACAAAATATTTTATGCGTTCAGTATATCACAGCGGTTTTCAAACTGCAATAGACGTTCAAAGGGGGAATTCTCTCTGCTTATTTTTTATGATACCTGTGCCCTGCTCAATATGGGCGCACATGTTGTCGATCGCTCATTTATTATCTCCGTCCAAACCCTGCTGGAGCTGGAATCCATCAAAACCAGCCGCACCAAAGATGAGTCCGTTCGTTATCGTGCCCGCCAAATGGCTCACTATCTCGATAGCGCCCACGATTCCGACCTTTATCAAGTTTCCAATGCTACCGATTATCTGAACGATGATACCTGCCCGTTTCGCAGCACATTGCCCAACACCCCGGATTCTATCATCATTTATGCGGCCTGGAAAACATACAGCCAAAACCAAGATATGATCTTCTGCACGGATGATCTTTGCTGTAAACACCTGGCCTCTTCCCTCGCCCACCTGCCCGTCTGCTCCTCCAAGGATCTTCTCCCCCGCCAAAGCTATACCGGCTTTCTGGAGGTCACTCCAACCGATGAGCAATACGCTGCCCTCTATGAACAGCCGGAACGAAATACCTTTGGCCTTATCCCCAATCAATATCTTATCGTTCACAGCCCCGCAGACAGCTCCGTACAGGCGTTTAAGTGGGTAGACGGTAAACATGTCGCGGTGGATTATAAGCCCTTCAAAACGCAGGCATTTGGCGCTGTCAGGGCCAAGGAGAAAGATATCTACCAGATGCTCGCCTTTGACAGCCTCTTACATAACCAAATCACCATGCTGTGCGGTCCTGCCGGTACTGGCAAAAGCTATCTGGCTCTGGCTCACATGCTCAAGCTGCTGGAAACCCACAAGATTGATAAAATCATCGTGTTTACCAACCCCTGCGCCACATCCGGCGCTGCCCGTCTTGGTTTTTACCCAGGCACCCGCAATGAAAAGCTGCTTGACAGCCAAATCGGCAACATGCTCGGCGCTAAACTCGGCGATACTTTGGAACTCAAGCGCTATATTGACGCCAATGAAATCCAGCTTCTCCCCTTCTCGGACCTGCGCGGCTTTGATACCACCGGCAAGAACTGCGCCGTCTATATTACCGAGGCCCAGAACCTTGATATTGAAATGATGCGGCTTGCTCTTCAGCGTATCGGCGAAGATTCCATCTGTATCATTGATGGTGATTATGACGCCCAGGTCGATCTCGATATCTACTCTGGCGATAACAACGGCATGCGCCGCCTCTCCCAGGTCTTCCGCGGTCAAGATTTCTATGGCGAGGTCAAGCTCCAAAAAATCTACCGTTCCCGTATCGCCGCACTTGCACAGGAGATGTAATCAATGACAGCTAATACAGATAAACTTCTTTCAATTCTTACCGGCATTCTTATTACCGTTCTGGTTTATTTTTTGGTCTTTTGGTTTCACCTGGCTCTCGCCAAGTTTATTTTGGTGCCTATGTTTGGCACCGCCATCTGCTCCACATTGAACCAGTTATTCAATACCGCATCCTTCACCCCGCAAATGCTACCCTCCACATACGCCTGGACCTGCCTGATCGGCGGCATCTTCTTCTGGCCTCATATCAGCAGCAGCAAACATTAAGGAGTACACGCCATGAAAAAATATACCGCACAAACGCTTACTGATGAAGGCTACACCATTGAGAATGCTCAGATTACAAACGTATCTCTTTCAACCACAGATCACTGCTGCCTCTCTCTTGATCTTACTCTCAAAGCTGCCGGCTGGGGTGTTGTTTACGGCGGTTACTGCCTTGGCAAAGTCTACCCCGACAGCTATGAAAAAGATTCTTACGAGGGTTCTGCCATCGGTATGGAGGCTATCATGTGCATCATGGATGTCGTCGGTGTTTCCCGTCTGGAAGACATGAAAGGTAAATACATTCGTGTCGCTACCAAGGGCTGGGGCAGCACCGTTAAAATCATCGGCAATATCATCAATAACCACTGGTTCGATTATGACTCTTTCTTCAAAGATAAGGAATCAGCCTCTGTTCGAGACGCAATCGCAAAACTCGTTACCGTTTCAGCCGACCTGGCGGATTGATTACTTTCTTCGTATTACCACCACTCGCGGCTGTGCATGCCCAAACAAACTCCGCTTCGGCACTTCAAACGCTGTTTCAAACTCCTCGTCAAATTTGGCCCGCACCTTAAAATAATCCGTGATTTTTGCCTGGATCTCCCGCAGCGCCTGCTGTTCCTTTTCAATCTGGATGTATTGTTCTCTTGTGCAGCTGTCCCCTTCCTGTATCCGCTGTTTCCATTTGTTCAGGGCATCCTCCTGGTAGCCGCACAGCTCCAGCATCTCATTGCAAAATCTTACGCTTGTCGGTCCTGCCATTCATAACCACTCCTTGCCTTTTTCTTTTATCTTACCATATCAGAGGTGATTTCTCTATGAATTTCTTTACTGCTGACCTTCATTTTTCTCACCGTAACATTATCCGCTTCGATGACCGTCCGTTTCCTGACCTGCCCTCTATGCACGCGGAGCTTATCAAGCGCTGGAACAGCGTTGTCTCTCCGGATGATAATGTTTATGTCATTGGCGATATGTTCTGGGACCCGTCCGAAGCTCCTATGATCCTTGAACAGCTCAATGGCCATATCCATCTCATCAAGGGCAACCACGATAAAATCTCACCGGAAATGATGCGCTACTTTTCTTCCATCAAGGGCTATGATGAACTCACAGTCGGCAAATACAAACTTATTCTCTGCCACTACCCTATCATGTTCTACAACCACTCCTATTCGCCGGAGTGCTACATGCTCTGCGGCCACGTCCATAACACCCGTGAGAACACCTATCTCGCCAAGTGGAAAGCAGAACTGCGTGATAACGCGGTCGGTATCGCCAGTAACAAGGGTAACATCATCAACGTTGGCTGTATGCTGCATGATTATACCCCCAAAACCCTTAACCAGCTCATTGCCTGGGATAAGGAAGGAGGCTGGAAAGTTGAGTAAAACAATCTTTACCTTTACAGAAGAATTTGATGATGCCGGCCATCTCATCAAGCGTACCATCACAACCGAACAGGGCGAAACGGTTCTGCCGGTAACGCCAAACACCAAGCCGATTGATAACATGCCGTTTATCCCCACTCCAACTCCCTGGAAAGCGCCGCTTGATATAACCTGGAAAGCGCCACCTGATGTAACCTGTAATTCTACCGGAGGTACCGCCCATGAATCCTAAAGAATTTGAACTGGCCGCCTGCACCGCCATCTCCCGCTACTTCAATGATAACGCCGATGTAACTGGTGTCTATCTGTCACCGGATGATATCTACACCGTCTGGTCGTGCAAAACTCTTCAAAACAATAAAGGTCTTTTCACCACCCCTGTCAAAGACGGCCTGTATTACGAAGCTACCTATAACGGCGATAAGCAGGAACTCTACGTTGACTGTTATCAAAAGCTTAAAAACTTTGCAGTAAAAGTCAGCGAATAAAACAACAAAGCCCCTATCCACTGTCACCCAGCGGACGGGGGCTATCTTTTTAGTTCAGGCCAAAATCAGCTAACAACGGGTTCTTCAACAGCATCCCCACAATCACATACCGGTAAGATTTCACACTGCCGTCATAGTAAAGGGTTCCTCGTATCCTCTGCTTTTTCACCAGTCCGGCCATGAACTCTGCCTGCTCTTTTGTAAAATACAAAGAAACCTGCGGGTAGTTCTTGTCATCCAGCCGCGTTGTAATGTGCCGATTGATTTCCAGTTCTGTCGGCAGCACATAGCTTCCTTCCAGGTGCGGCATCAAAGCCCGGTATTCTTTGGTATCTTTCATCACGCAACGGTCGGCACCCACCGTCATCATTCTGCCAAGCTCTTCCTGCAGCAGCCGGTTTGCCACGGTTCCAATGCGGGTATCTTCAACCTCGGCCTCGTCGTTCAGCACCTCACGCACACGCATACTCAGCCGCAGGTTGATTTTTACTTCCTTTGCCATCACTTAACCGTCTCCAGCAGCTCTTTCAGCTTCGCAGCTTTTTCAATCAGCTCTGTCAGCGTCTTAATGTCTTCTTCCCGCTGCTCCTGGCTCATCTTTTTCAGTCCTCTCTTATATGCCGGCGTTGCAATCTTCTTGCCAATCTTACCGGCCAGCGGCTGTAAAGTTTTCTGAACAAATGTTTTGGTTTCGGCTTTCTTTTCAGCTACCTCCACCTCGCGTTCAAGTGCAGCCTGTTTTTCAGTTTCCTCAGTTGCGTTTTCCGTTTCTTTTTCAACCAGTGTTTTAATTCCGTTTTTCAGCTCTGTCAGTACATCTTCAAAAAGTTGGTCGCGCTCTTCCGTTGAGCCGCCTTTCCAAACGTTTTTCACCCCTGCCATAACTTCATTCTTAATCTCGTCTTGTAGATCTTTTACCTCTGGGTTTTCAATGGCAAAAAGTTCCTCAAACAAAGAACCAATTCTCTGTTGCTGTTCCTGGTTGAGCCTTGTTAATTCTTCGCCTTCATTTCGTGTCAGATACTTTTCATCTAACATTTGCAGCAGCTGCTTATTTAACGTATGTTCAATTCGTATGTCTTTATCAATCGTCCGCCCAACTGCACCACTGATTTCCTTCAGGGCTTTCTTGGCCTCGGCCTGGTTCATGTTATATGGCTCTTTTTGCAGACACTCAATAAATTCAACTGTTGCCTTGCGCCGGATCATTTCGTCACCAAAACCACCACGCACCTGCAGGTTCGCGCTGTACAAAATAACTTTCTTTTCATTGGGGGATAGGGGAGTGGTAACTACATTACAGTTTTTGGCCGCATTCCAGGTCGCATCCTGTTCCTGCAACAGCATCAATGCCCGGTATCTCCGCTCGCCAGAAAGCAAAACATATACCGTCTTACCATCTTCCTGCTCCGGGAACACGACCAGGTTGTGCAGCAGGCCATTGCGCTTAATGTCTTCGGCCAATATTTCAACATCTTCTCCGTTGTCATTCTGGCGGAAAATCTCGTTGTCCGGGTTCAGCCGGATGTCTGCCAGGCTGATGTCTTTATTTTCAAACTCAATGGTCTTATTGCCAACAATCTTTCCAACCAGGGCACGGCCGGCATCGTTATCGTTCACTTCTTTTGCTGCACTGCTGGTAGGAATGTTCAGTTTCTTTTCATTGCCTTTCTTCGGCTTCGATTTCAAACCCATCTCAATTTTCCTCCTTGTCCAGTTTTTCAAGCCGCTGTTTCAGCTCTTTATAAGCCGCCACATAGCTCCTGCCAATCGGCTGGGTCTTAGCAGAATAACATACCGGCACACATCTTCTCACCGATGTCTTCACGGCCAAAGCGCTGGGTATCTCAGTCTTGAACAGGGTAGGGCCAAGCACTCTCTGGCATTCTTCCCGCGTCTCTCTCGTGGCCGCACCCTTGTCCACCATGGTCAAAATCACGCCGATTCCTTTCAGGTTCGTCTTTGGGTTCTTGCGCAGCTCATTGCAGATGGAATAAGTTCTAAATGCCGAATCCTCAGAGAACGAATCACACATCATTGGGATCAATACATAATCCGCTGCCACTAAGGCGTTTGAAAGGATCATACTGTCACGGGTTGGCTGGGTATCCACAATGATATAATCATAGTTTTCCCGCACCTGGTTCAAAAAGTATAGCAAAAAGTCGGCCGTAGATTCCAGCTGTCTTGGGTCACCCACATCATACTGCTGCGCATCAGCCAATAGGTCCGGCAGCCGCTTGTTGATCCGCGGTGTCTGGCTGCTTGCCGGGATCATATCAACATTCTCATACTCTGTCTCCACAATATAGTCCTTCGTGGGGGTGTACTTGAACCCGTCAAACATATCATACAGTGCTTTGCGGGAATAGGCATTACTCGTGATTGTATTGCCGCCGCTCAACGCAAAGGTCAGGTTGCCCTGTGGGTCAGTGTCCACACACAAAACCTTTTTTCCTTCATCTCCCATTAAGTAAGCAAGGTTAGATGCAGTAACTGTTTTACCAGAGCCGCCCTTTTCAATCGCAATCGTAATAATTTTTGCAGCCATATACAGCCCTCCATGTAAAAGAACCAATTCTTTGTTGCTATTTTAATTTCATTATAACACATCAACACTCAAAGTCAACAAGCAAAAGAATCAGTTCTTTGTTGCTGTAACACAGTTAAAAATAGGGGAGCCACCTCGTCAGCAGCTCCCCCTGGTTATTCTTCAAATGTTGTTTCATCCAGCCGGAACATCGGCTCTTTGCCGTCCTGTCCCATCCGCCGTTTTCCGCCTTCAATGATCGTGGCGGAATTTTCTACAATGTCGCTGTACACCACCGTGCGGTAATACTGCGCAGATTTCTTTTCCACATCCTGCCTCAGCATCACGCTAAACTTCTCCAGTTCACCCAACGCCCAGCTTTTCAGCCCGTGGTTATTTTGGATGATTCCGTTCAGCGCTTCCAATGTTTCTTCAGCCTGGTCTTGTTTGTTCTGGTTGGTCAATATCTTGGCCGCATAAGTAAACACATTTGCCAAAACATTCCGCTCTTCTACGGTCAGCTCCTTCTTGTAGCCCGCATATCCAGCCCGGTCTTCTATCTCGCCCCGCGCCTTGCGGAACGTCATTTTCATCACAGCCGGGGGCAGGGGAGAGACCTCTCCGGTTTCAGCCGCCAACACAGCTTGTTTCTTCGCCTTTTGCTGGCGTGCCACCTCCTGGTCGCTGCGCTGGTTTGCGCTCAAAAACGCCCGTACCTTCTCCATCTCTTTGCGTGATTTGTACTTGATAAAGATATACAGATGGGTGTATTTCCGCACGCCTTTGGTTCGTACCGGCTCATAATCAAACCACAGGTCTGTCATCTCGTTGATTTCATTTTTCACCAGCTTCAAAACATTGCGTTCAAAGTCTGAAAAATTCGGGTATTTTTCTGTCAACGGTTTTTCGCGGTCATACTTGTTATCCACATCGGACTTTTTGCGGTTCATACCGCGTTCTTCTTTGGTCGGTACAGACAGCAGGTTTTTGAAATCATCAATGCCAAACTTTTTGTACTTGTATCCGCGTAATTGGTTCCGCTTGGCGGGGAACATCCCCAGCACCTCGTCCGTCACCGGCTCAAACACCAGCCCATTGGCGTATTCGTAGTCCCGGTTGCCGTTATCATAAGATAAGATAATTTCATACACCCGCATAGAATAGGTGCTCTGCATCATTAGCAGGTATTCAATGCTGTAAGATGTGTAGTTGCTTGTAAGCTGGGCGATGTCTTTCCAAATATCCTCATTGAACCGCATACTGATGGTTTTGCCCTCAGTATCAATGATCGAACCTTTGCGTACCCAGCTCATACTCTTGTACTTGGTCGGGGCAATCGGCACCCAAAATGTCCGGTTCTCCAAATTTTCAATCGTGTGTTGCAAATATGCCACATAGGCCGGCTTTTCCGCATTCACACCTGTCAGCTTTGAAAAGTCGCTGAACGTAATCGTGTAATACTTCGAAGCATCCGTGTCATTTTTCTGGTCAATTTTGGAAAGCAGCATGAACAAAATTTTCTGCTCGTTGCGCGGCAGGGAATACTTGGTCTTTTGGATCAGGTCATTGCTCTTGGTGATGTAAGAGCCAACGGCAAAAGGGGAGCCGGTCTTCTTTTCCTGCTCTTTTTTCGCCTTAACCTCTTCGTCCGTCATCACCTCTCCGGTAATCGCCGCGCCTGTACCTGCACTATTTACTTTTTGGTCTTTCATCATTCTGTTCGCCCGCATAGCCTGTCCGCCATGTCAGGCTCAACCTCCAAATCACAGTGTATGTATCGCATCGTACAGGTGGGTATACCTAACGCATTATATCTGCATCATATCCTATTTTTATTCGCTTGTCAAGCCAAAATTTTTTTGCGCTTTTCTTCACAACAAAACTCGTAATAAAATTTTTTTGCGCTTATTATTATTTATTATTTATATTTTATATTTATATTATATAAGGTATATTGCGAGTTTCTTTTACACGAGCTGCGAGGTTCTTTTATTCTACATACGAGTTTCTTTTATACTGGCTACGAGTTTCTTTTATTCTTGCTACGAGTTTCTTTTACGCAAAATCCCGTTTTTCGCTGTCAAACAACCTCGTAATTGCCGTCAAAAAATCTCGCAGTTCGCATCAAACAATCTCGTAATTAGCACAAATTTTTTCTTTTTCTGCGCCCTTTGTCAAGCAACCTCGTAGTTCAAAACCAAACCGGGCAGGGTAGGGGAGTGCTTTCACTCTTATTTTTTTTGCGCTTTTTCAAATCAAAGAATCTCGTAGCTCAAACCGCTGTATCAACCATCCATATCTGGCCGTCTGAACCATATTTTTTCAATCTTTTGGTCAAACAAACTCGTAATTCTGGCTATGGGTGGTCATAAATCAACTTCAAGTCCTGCCATGGGCCGCCCGTCCATACCGTCCTGGCTTTATTACAATCGGTATTTTTTGCGCTTTTTCACCGTAAAAGAAACTCGTAATTCAGATCTAAATGCTCTGCCCATCAATCGGCAGCAGGGGAGAGGGGTTGATTTTTTGCAGTTTTCGGCGTAAAACAAACTCGTAATAGCTGCAGCAGCCAGCGTCGGCCGGATTCAATCTTGTCGCATGTATCATCTATCAATTCATAAACCGTTCATATTGGCCGTTTTCCCGGTTTCACACCCCATAAACGCATATACCAAAAAGTATACACCCCACATTCCGGCAATTCAACAAAAATCAATCCAGTCAACCAAATAACAACCGTGTACACATTCTTGGGTATAACTTTGTACAACCTGCCTATTGTATTCGTACCCATAAATGTGTACAATAAGGTCAATCTAAAAAGCAAATCAGGAGGGAATAGACATGGGAATCAAACCTATGGGTAATACAGAACAGGAAAAAATGTCCAGCTTGTGGGGTTATTTCATCGCGTGCTGCAAAATTCTTGATGATGTTACAATCGAGTATCAAGAACCCTGTATATCGGATTACTACCTCAATCACATTAGCGCCATGCAAAGCAAAACAATCCTTTCCGGCATGGAAAAATTTCATACCCTTGCTAATGAGCGTGTGGTTAAAATGCCCTCTAAACTCTATCCTCAAGGCAAAGCCGTTCTGGATGTGATGACTGCTATTGTTGCCGCCAGCGGAAAATACCCGATTGCCAAAACTAGAATCGCAGATCTGCATGAATTTGAGCTGCTGGCCCGTGCTACAATCGGTACCTGCTGGAGAGAGGGTAATATGCTCAAGGTCGTCCGCAATCTAGAGGGTATCTCCCTACAAAAACTGGCGGAAAAAAGCGGCGTCAGCAAAAACACAATTTTCCGCATTGAAAACAACCAGTCTATCCCGCGCATTGATGTTCTGCGTAAGCTTGCTGATGCTCTGGAAGCCCCTCTGGAACTTGTAGCCATCGGCATTGGCAAAACTGAACCGGAAACAGCCCCCGAAGAAGAAGTCCCTAACCCCAATGCCCCTAAATTGCCGAGCGTTTACGATAGCCAGGATCGTAGCGCAGACGATGAAATCAAAGTTTTTCAAAAATAAAAAGGTAAACCACAATGCCTCAAAAATTAGAAATTGCACCCAATACTGTTTTTGATCAGTGGACCGTCATTGGCCGTTCTAAAGACCCGGCAAAAGCGAAAAAAGGATATCTTGAATGCCGTTGTTCTTGCGGAACTGTTTCTGATGTTTCTGGGCACTCACTTATTAGCGGGAAAAGTAAATCATGCAAAAAGTGTGGGTATGCAAGATCAGCGCTTACTAAATTAGAAGCAAACACTAAAAATTCAAAAGAAAAATATGAGGGGAAAACAATCAACGGGTTTTTTATAAAAAAGATTGTTGATAAAGAAAAAAGCGGCACCTGTACCAGATGTATTGCAATTTGTCCCAAGTGTGGGCGCGAATTCACAACGCGGTTGTCAAGCATAAAGAATTTACAATTCTGTGGTCATTGCGAACGAGACAAAAAAGAACTATTGGAAATAACCAGAAAAGTCGTAAACGTAGACGGAACCGACTTGGCAAAAATTCGTTCGCGCATAAACGGAACAGTAAATAAAAACTCTAGAACTGGGATAAACGGTGTTGCGCTTACCCAAAAAGGCACCTACAAAGCATATATTAACTTTAAGCATAAACGCATTCACCTTGGCTTTTTCACCAATCTAAAAGACGCAGCCGCTGCCAGAAAAGAAGCCGAAGAAATTCTTTACAATAAATTTTTAGACGATAACGCCGGTTGGGAACAGCGCCTGGCAGACGCAATGGCCGAATACAAAAAGAACAAGGAATAACCGTCAACTTCGCTAAAGATAAATTTAGCGAAATATAGGGAACCCAATAAAATTTTCAAAACCTCCTTGACATATGACATAAAATGTCGTATCCTATAACCAAAGGAACGACACAAAACGTCATGTGAACAGGAGGCTTTCTTATGGCTCTTACTACGGAACAGGTTTTTGCACTGGGTATTCTTTATAATAAGCTCGCCACGATTGTCTATGGCGAGGATGGACCCAAGGCCAATAACCTCCAGAACGCCACCATGTATCCTTTAATGGAAATCGCGCAGCTCATTCTTCGTGCCCACACAGAACACCGCATAACACCGGAGCTGGACCGCCTCATTGCTCTAACTTACTCCACAATTACCGAAGATGATATGCAAAACGAGTTTTCTAAGCTCCTTCCTGTCGAGCTACAAGGCTCTTTCGCTCTCGGTTATTATCATGGTCAGGCCGAAAAGTATTCGGATATCAAGCCCATCGGCCTCAAAGCCATGCGTTCCCGTGCCAACTTGACAGCCCAGCAGGTCGCGGATAAACTCGGTATATCCCTCCGTCAATACCAACGCATTGAATCCGGCGAAAGTAAACCCACTGTTCAGGTTGCACAAACTCTTGCCTCGCTGTTTCAATGCTCTGTCAATGATTTATTTTAAGAGGTAGTTTCATGCTTCGTCGTTGTGTTCGGTGCGGAGATTCGTTTGATGGGCAAAAAGAACAGCGCCTATGCCCCTCATGTCGTGAACAGGCCGCTCATAAACCACGCATGATATCTCATGTTTGTAAGTCGTGTGGTGCTACTTTTACCGGTGGTCCTCGTGCGTCTTTCTGCCCGGAATGTAAGGCGGAACGTGATAAGCAGGCTGTAAAAAAATGTCGGAACCTTGCTAAAAATAAGACCACGCGCCAAATTGGATCTACCGATATCTGTCAGCGGTGTGGCAAGCCTTATATCGTAAAAGGTGGCCTTCAAAAATATTGTCCAGAATGCGCCCCGATCTCCTTAAAAGAAAAAACCGAGCCGTTAAAACGTGCCTGGGCGGCCAATTACCGTGAACAAAACCCAGACCACAAAAAGAACATGCAGAAAAACGGAACAATTTGTGTTGTCTGCGGAAAAACTTTTGCTGCAGTAGATCGTAGTAATGCTTGTTCTCCTGAATGTTTAGCAATTCTTAAAAAACAACAGCAATACCATAAGGACATAAAACGTGGGCGTTATAAAAAATTATCAAACACAAAAGGAGACCCATCATGGTAACTGAAATTATTGTAGGGGTTCTTGCCTGCACCCGTAGAACCTCGGAACATGGCCCTGTCACAACCACCTATTTTACCTTTGTGTCAAATGATCCGTATCAGGCTCACCGTCTTCCGGCTGGCTGGGTTCTTCAAGGCCAAAAACCATCCGGTGTTCCCTGTAAAAAACTCGTCACCATCGAACTGCCGGATTATATTCATGATGCCGATAGCGATTTTGGCACTCACTATATCTCTGAATATTCCACCAAAGACGGCAACGCAAACAATGTTTTCTTTTCCTGTGATGCCATCCCCGTTCTGGACGGCTTTGGACCCGCAATCAACTCCGCCATCCAAACCATCAAGATCTCCACACCAACCCCATCCGGCAAGCGCGAGGATCTTCCCGCCAAAGTTCTTTCTGTCTCTGAACTGTATTGATACTTCCACCCTGCTAAAAAATAGGGAGCACCCAAGGTTTCAAAACCAAAGGTACTCCCTATTCCTGTTTGTATAATTCTTTGCTGTTTTTACTCAAGCGTAAAATTTACTTGTGATCCAACGACTCTTTATGGTATACTATTCTCCAGAGGATTGAAGCTCCGCTGAATTTCACCCAACTTTATAAGCGCTTAGGCGGCCACCTCCCACTAGCCGGAAGGCTGAATGGAGGTTTAATCATTTTCGCCTTTCGGCAATCTTGTTGTCGGAGGTGATGCCATGAATTCTATTGTGGATGTGCTTACAATCGTAAGCTGCATCGGTACATGGACTGGCGTTTTTGTGGCCATTTATTTTGGCCGTAAAAAGAAATGAGGCTACCTAACTAGCACTTAGGCGGCCTCATCTGAACTGGGTACATTGTAGCAGATGTATTTGGTTCATTTGCAGCTAACTGAGGTGTTCGCTTATTAAGAGCTTCAATCCTCTATTTGTATTATATACCACATGTTGTTCGCTGTCAACCTTAACGCTTAAACAAAAACTCCTGTATATCGTCAAATGCTCGCTGCATCTGCTCCACATTGTCGCCGTTCAGGTTGTGCCCCAGCTGTGCAAATTCTGCCCGCAACAGCATGTTGATGCTTTCATCCAGGCTATTCAGGTGCTTCTTCACACCCTCCAACTGTTTGTCAAACGTGTCGCAGCGCCCTTCCACCGTTTTCAGCCGCTCTTCAATCTTGTCCATCCGGGCATCCTGATCTCTGTTTGGCTTTTTCAAAAAGTTGTTGAACTTAACCCCCTGGGCAATCGCATTCGAAATACTAACCACCGCCGCACAAGCTGAAAGCACCAGCATCAGTATGTCCTGCGCCGTAAATGTAAATACCGGGTTAGGCATCTGCGTTCACCTTCTCTCCGGCAGCAGCTTCACCCGCCTTCATCTGCTCGTAAGCCGCCTGGGCAATCGCACGCGCCTGCTCCTCTGTAATGGTAACGCCAGCTTGCTTGGCTACTTCCATAATCAGTTCTGCGGCACGCTTGTTTTTTTCCTCGCCGGAAATATCGTTAAAATACTGCTTGATATATTTACAGGCGCTTAACCCCCACTGCATCAACAGCGGGTAGCCGCTCAACAGGTTCAGCGCCTTGTTTACTGTTTCCTGGGCGTTCGGCAGCACATATTTGCCAACCATAAAAGCAATCACGCAAACCAGGCCCATCACAATATATACAATTCCCTGTTCCATACCTAACCTCCAATCTCTTCCGTGTCACTTGTCTCATCAATCGGCGTAAAAATCTCATCACCAGGGGGCGTATTGTCACCCTCTGTTTTTTCTTCTTCCGCTACTTTTTCCCTCACCTTGATCCAGGCGTTACACAAATTCTCTGCACTCATTGCCGCAAACAGCCCAATATTAAAAGACGATTCCGGTAACTGTCCGGTCCTAAAACACAGGATCATGTATATAATCGCGTAAACAATCGTTGCGCCCATTGTAAAAACAATAATCTTTTTGCTGAACCTCATCAGGCTCCAGTTTTCCTTCATAAAAATCACCTGCTTTGGCTGCACTCAGGTATGGCTCTTCACCGCTTTTTGGCTGATATAACCATAAACCGTTTTGAACCATCCGTTCACGACCGTTTCATACCCAATGCAAACAGGCTTTCCGGTCTTGGCATTCGGGCTGCTGATCACCCCAATGGACTGGTACTGCATTCCGGCACCCTTGCGCACATTCCATTTGCCGTTGTTCAGGGTAATGGCTTTTGTCACAGTCTTTTTCACTGCCGGTTCAACCTTCGGCTCCTCAGCCGCTTCCTGCTTGTCCACCTGTACACTGTGCTGGTTTGCATTGGCCCACAAAATCACACCGCGGTTGGCCGGCTTAAAGTCATCATCCAGCCAGCATAGCGGGTTCTCGCGCACACCTTTCCAGCGCACCTCAAAGTGTAAATGGGCACCGAAACAGTTGCCGGTCTGACCGCTGTAGCCAATCACTTCGCCGGTTTTCACCTTTTGTCCAACCTTCACCGTGATAGAATTCAAATGAGCATACAACGTTTCCAGCTTGCCGCCTTTATACGCCGTATGCTCAATCTTCACCATATTGCCATAACTGTTGGTGTCGCCCTGGGTCACTCGCCCATTCCAATGGTAAACCACGCGCACCGTTCCATCTTCCGCCGCAAACACCGGTGTTCCCACCAAAGCGCGGAGGTCAATTGCCCTGTGCAGCGCCCCACTGTTATATTTCCAGCCAGCCGTAATCACATGCTGCGCCAATGGCCACCCAAAACATACTTCTCCATTCTTCAGCCGCATCTTCCATCAGCCTCCTTTTAACGTTCCATCGTGTTGTAAAGTAATTTTGCTTCACGGTTATTTCAGCTTAGTTAATAATCCCACGAAATGGTATTTGGGTTATTTGTCGTCCAACCATAATTGTTATTACCAAAAGTTGCATTATTTTTACCAGTATAAACCTGAATCTCTCCTGTGGTTTTAATAATGCAAACAGCAGGTCCAAAAATCTGGCCAGACGTTGTTACATTTAATCCAAAAGGACAATAAGTATTAACTTTCGGTCTATAGGCAGACTGAACTGTTCCAATTTGAATAAAGCCAGCCGCGTCACTTGTTGCAGGCCCCATACACTGAAAAGTCAAATAGACTCTTCGTCCACGGCGATGTGCTTTTTTCTGTATTTGCCCACATAGTAATACTAGATTTTACAGTATATACACTTGAGGCAGTTAAAGACACCCATTCTGTACACGCATCATATGCCGCTTTCACCGCTGCCGGTGTTGCCGCAATACCACCATTGGTCGAACTCGTTGAACTGGTCGAATCACTCAATTTCACACCGCCCAAAGTCGAAGCATTACCTG